TCATTGCCCATAAATTAGCGGGGGTGCTTCCTCGTTCAAGCGTTCCGACAGCTTCGGGTTGAGCGACACGCCGCCGATCTTCCGGTCACGCATCTTCGCCCGCGATCGCATGGACTGCATCATCCCCCGGGGTGTGATGGGATAGTCGGGGTTCTCCTCGTTGAAGCGCTCGAGGCGTTCCTCGATCGCGGACGTGTCCTCGTCCGCTCGCTGGGCCTCGTCGTAGTCGGCCATGATCGACTTGCGATCGTCCAAGATCCGCTGCTCGTGGTTCTTCATCGAGCGATTGCGCTCGTAGCGCTCGGCCAGCTCGGCCGGGGTGAAGCCAAGGGCCTGCTTGAGCGCGGCCATGGGCGACATTTCTTCCATGATCGGATCGCCGGTAATCGTGGTGGCGCCTTCCGTTATGTAGCGCGCTGCCCGCATGAGATCCTTGGCGAACTTCGGCGCCATCGTCTCGATGCCGCGCTCGGTGTGGCCTTCCTTGATCTGGCTGGCGCCCAGCCAGCCGTTGCGGAGCATCCCCACGCCGGCGCCAAGGTTCTGCATGGCCCAATAATCGAACTCGGCCGCGCCCTCCATTTCGCGATCGGGGCTGCGGAACCAGAGATCCGGCATACCGATGCGGTTCGAGAGGTCGATGCCGAGGAGATCCCCCGGCACGCCGTTGAGCGCCATGCCGCCCAGGCGACGGCCGAGAGCGTCGATCATTCCCTTCTTGAACTTGTCCTCGGCATCGTCCCCGAACAGCAGCCCGGCGAGCATGATGGCGATGCCATAGAGCCACGTGCCCCGGACACCGGCCGACAGCATCATCATGCCGGTGGTTCCGGCGAGCTGGGTGATGGCTTCCTTGCGTGCCTTGGGGCTCGCCCCCTTCACCGACTGGTGGGCGTCGCGGAACAGGCGCCATAGCATGTTGGCCTGGAAGTTGCGGAAGACGAACAGCACCTTGGCCGTATCGGACTGCATGACGCGCGGGCGGCTGGTGTTCTGATAGTCGAAGTGGATCTTCCACGTGAGGCGCGCGGCCGTGTCGATCGCGGTTTCACGGCCTTCTCCCTTCTTCCGTGCCATGCGGTAGGCCGCAAGGAACGTGACTTCGCGGTTCATGCGTTCGGTGTGGTGGAACGCCCACGAGATCGCGCCCATCATCTTCGCCCGGACGGGGCTGTACTTCACGCCGGTTTCGCCGACGCCGGCAAGGTCATGCGATTGTGTGCGCTCGATCAGGCCGGTTTCGTAGGCTTCCTCGATCGCGTCACGCTCGTCGGCCGTCAGGGTGCCGCCCTTGGCGACGTGTCCCTTGCCGCTAGCGAAGTCCTTGAGCGCCTTCGCCAGCTCGGCCGAGGCCCGCGCGGCGCCGGCGCCCGCCTTGCCATGGTAGGCGGCCAGGATGGGCACGCCCATGATGGCCGTCTGCGCCGTGTTGACGATCGCGGCCGCCGGGCTGGTGGACAGGTAGTAGACGAACGCGGCCGAGGTCACGCCCTGGGCGATCGCGCCGCCGGTGGGGTTCATGATGAACTGGTGCCGGCGGCCCATCTCGTTGACCAGCAGGCCAGCCCGTACCGGGTCCGGCAGGGTCTTGGCCTGATCCCGCGCCACCGCAAGCGCCTCGTCCATGTCCAAGGCATATTTCAGGCGGGCGAGCTGGTGGGAGCCGTGGAACATGTGGTTGCCGAAGGCGCGCAGGGCATCCTTGTTGAAGCCGGCGCGGCCCTTGCGGTGGATGCGGTTCGTTCGCACCGACATATCGGGCATCGTCTCAAGCCAGAGCTGCCAGACCGAATCGCGCACGCTCTCCGGTGCGTCGGAATCCTCGAGGATGCCTTCCACGGCCGCCACGAAGCGCGGATCTACCTGCGCCCGGAGCGCGCCGCCGTCGTCGAGCACGCCGATTTCGACATTGTGCCCAGCGCTGCGCATTTCCTTGGCGAAATCGGCCTGTTCCCGGGGGCTTTCGAAGCGCGAGAACGTCACAACCTCGTCGTCCGCATTCTTGGCGGTGACGAAGAAATTGCCGAAGCGGGACAGCGGGAAGTACGGGCCCTGCAGCTTGTTCGTCTCGAACAGTGCGCGCAGACGCGACATGCGGGCGCCCTTGGTCCAGCCGTGCAGCTTTTTCGCCTCATCCAGCTCCGCGCCGGCCTGTTCCAGACGTTTCTGGGCGGCCGCAAAGGTCAGGTCCGACTTGGAAAGGCGGTCCATCTCCACGTTGTACTTTCGGTATGCCTGCTTGAGCTTGATATCGAGCGCCTTTGACAGGTTGTCCAAAAGGGTCTGCTCGAACTCGAGGCCCAGCGCCGTGTAGGTGTCGCGGACCTCGTTGTAGATCCGCTTCGCCTGCGCCGGCAGCGCGTCCCATTTCACGCCAAGCCGCTGGTGATCCTGCTCGCGGATCTTGTCGCCGGCCAGCTTCTTGGCCGCGACGTCGTACCCGGGCGTATCGGAACCCTGGGCAAGGATCTTCCGGTCCAGCTCGGTAAGCGACGAGACGAACGGCTTTGCCGGATCCACGTTGGCAAGCGTCGCCTCGTGCATCAGGTCCATGAGCTTCACGTTCTCCGCCTTGTGGAGCACGCGGAACTTCAGCCACGGCTGGGCGGTCTGATCGGCGCGGGCGTGCCACTTGTCGCGGTGTGCATCCATCGCCTGCTTGTGCTGCAGGTATTCCTGCGCGGCCGGGAGCCCGGCGCCCATTTCCGACAGCAGCGGGCGGAGCGGCACGACGGAAAGCACGCTGGCCTTGCTGTCCATGGCTTTCGTTACGAGGCTATGGATCAGCCCGGGCGTCGCAAGATCCACGTCCTCTTCGCTGGGAATGACGCGGCTGTAGAACGTGTCTTCTACGGCAGGCGAGAAAACGCTTTCGGGCCCGCCGAATACAGCTCGTTCCAGTAGTCGGGTCGCCTCGCCGCCTTCCTCGCGTAGAAGGGAATTGAGCAGCAAAGCTCTTTTAACCGTTCGGCTCCCTGTGCTCGATCTTCCAGCACTTCGGGCGTTTCCAGCCGCTCGCGCCACAGCATCATCAGCAAGGGGCTTGCCTGAACGAGTGCGGAAGGCTCGCGATCCCACGTCGTATCGGGCTGATTCGATGAGGGGGACGTAGGGGGCGAGAGACTCAAGGCTAGCTCCAATCAGGGCGCGGACGTTAGCATAGAAGTCCCCATCGCGCCACGCGAGCGGCGGCACCTTGAGCGACTTATCGCCCTCGAGCTGGCGCGGATGCGGCGCGATATGGTCCGTCGTCCTGTGCTTGAGCGCGATCGACAGCATCATATCCGTGCGACGGATCAGGGCATTGTCGCTCAGGCCCGCCGGGTCGCCGATGAACACTTTCCCAGCGTTCAAGGCATACTCGGCAGTCGCCATGTAAACCCGGCTCCCGTAGTCGCCCTGGGTGAACCGACTGACGTCGATCCACACCCGGTCGTTACGCTCGAACGCATAGAAGCGCTTGCCGCTCTCCGTTTCGAACACGCTCATGCGGTCGGGCTTGTGCTCCTCCCACATATCCTCGAACGGGCCGCCGGCCACCTCGTCGATATCGGTGAAAGAGCCGATCACGCGCACACCCGGCATCAGGTCGGTCATGGCCTGCTCGATCGTCGTGGCGTCGGAGCGTGGGTACGAGAACAGGTCATCGTTCTCGGCAAGCGCCAGCATCGCGTCGGCCACCGATTCGGGAACCCCGGCGGGGCCGGTGTCGATGCTCGATGCGCCAGCCGCCCGCGCTGTGTTGGAGCCCGATCGAAGCGCGGCGATCGCGAGGGCCTCAAGCTGGGCCGGCGAGATCTGGCCGAGCTGGCGGCCGAAGCGGCGCAGCGCCCACGCCTTCACGGCGCCGATGAGGCGATCCACCAAGGCACGCACGCCAGCCGGCGCGAGAGCCTGGTTCTCGACCGCGTAGGCGGCGAACTCTTCCACTTCCTGCCCTGGCAACGGCTGCGCCGCCTCCACGCGGCGCAGGGCCTTGGCCCAGAACGGGGCGTTGGCACGCTCGCCGCTGCCCTCACGCCCGGCGGCCGCGCGATACATCACGCCCAGCCGATCGAGGGTGCTCCGCCACGCAGTGTCACCGATCAGCCCGCGCACGCCCGAGTGGAACATTTCGTGCAGAAGCACGGGCAATGCGGTGCGGCTGGTGAGCTTGTCGGCGACGAGGTGGATCGTGCCGTCGGCCGTGGTCATACCTTGGACCGAATTAATAGGGGGAGTTTCTAATTGGGTAGTCGATTTCCTAGGTGATTGATTACCCGGGGCGTCGTCGCCGGCGGCTTCGTTGACCCTGAACACCTCCCGTAGTATGTTCGTGACGGTCCGGGAGCTGCCCCGAGATTGACCAGCTTCGGCTGGGACGGCGGTAATGATGGCGGCATCCCGGACCACCTCCTCAGTCACCCGCACCTCATGCACGTACAGACCAGTGCGGTTGTCCGTGCGCTTCACCACCATCGTCAGCACGTGATGGCGGCCGTCGATATCGACCGGGGCGGCCAGCACGAACCCGGATTGGCCGTCTTGCCTGGATTCTTCCGCCAAGACCCGGGCCTGTCTGAGCGCATCCGGCAGCAGGAACAGCCCCTGAGCCTTGGCAGCACCGAACCCATGGCCCAGCGAATCCTTGGCTGCGCGGCCATCCAGCTTGATTTCGCCCAGCTCGGGGTGCTCGACCACACTGCCGGTTTTATCGGCAAAGTAGCCGGCGGCCCACCGGCGCAGCTCGCCAGCGTTGCCCACCGGCACCTCATCACCCTTCATCGAAGCTACGACCGGGCCTGTCAGGAAGGCGCGCGCCAAAGGATCGTTGCGCAGGCTGTACCGCCCGATCGTCTTGCCCACGTTGCCCGGAAGCGTTGCCGCCGTGTCGTGGAGCACGATCTTGCCGGCGTCGATCAGCTTGGCGATCGCCTTCCCGAGGCGCGATTCCTCAAGGTGCTGGCGCAGCCCCTTGGCGCTGGTGAAACCGCCACCTGACGGGGTGCCGATGCTGTGCGCGGCCGGTTCGTCCTCGGGCGTGCCCTGCGCGGTATCCTCCTTGCCCGGCTTGACCAGCTCGGGCGTTTCGAAGTCGCGGGCCTCGTAGAGGTTGATGCCCTGTGCGTCCTTGGCTTCCTGATACGGAATCGTCAGCGAGCCGCGCTCGTCCTGTGCGACCACGAACCAGCCGTCGTCCGTCCAGCGGTGGCCGGTGACGGTGAACTCCTTGCCCTTCCAGAACACGCCCGTATCGATCGGAGCGCCGGCGCGCAGCCATGCCGGCGGCGGCACCGGGTTCGCGGCGATATCGTCCTCAAGGTCGCCCAGCGCCTTCTCGTAGCGCTCGAGATCCCCGGCCATGTGGAACGGCTCGTCGGCCACGGCCTTGAGGCGCCGCATGGTGGCTTCCATGTCCGCGATGCCGGTACGCTTGCGCTCGATATCGGCCGCGAACTTGCGCAGCGACGTTTCGAGGCCCTGCACGGTGGCGCCGTTGAACGGCTTGCCGTCGATAACCATGCGCAGGACGGGGCGTTCCTCGCGCGACGGCCAGCCGGCGAGCAAGTCGTGCCCGCCGAACGAACCGATCCGCTGGGGTTCGTCGCCGACGCGCAGGTTGAACGCGGCCCACTCTTGGATCGCCTCGTCGGCATCCTTGCGCGAATCGATCGTCTTGCCCTGGACGTCGATCGAGAACGACTTGCCGGCATTGTCGGAGATCAGCTTGCCGATCGTCTCGACCGTGCCGCGCTTGTCGATCTCGCCAAGCTCCGCCTGGGTTTCCCCGATCACGTTGCCGATCGAGCGGGCCTGACGCAGCGCGTTGGCGATGCCCTGGGTGTAAAGCCGCTCGCGCCGCTGCGCGCCCTCGAGCTGCTTGCGGAGCTTCTCGCGGATCAGGATGCGCGGATCGCCGGCCGCCTCGGCGAACGACGTCAGGATATCGCTCTGCTCGTCGGACGCGGCCTCGCCCTCGATGACGCGGGCGCTATCGTCCGCCTTGAGGAACGCGGTGATAAAGCGCTGCTTGATCGCCAGAACCTGCCAGCGGCGGCCGTCGAGGCGGTCGGTCAGGTAGCGATATTCGAGCACCGTATTCCACTGGTTCGCCTGCCGCTGGCCGCGCCCGTTGCGCTGCTCGAGGTCGCCCGGCATCCACGGGGCGTCCATGTGGTGCATCGCGCGCAGGTTCTTCTGCATGTTCACGCCCACGCCCAGCGTCGCCGTCGAGCCGATCACGACGCGGATCTTCGCCGCGTTCATGGCGCTCGCGATCTCCTTTCGGCGATCCTTCGACGTGCTGCCATCCACAAGGGCGATCTGCTCACGCGGGATGCCGGCGGCTTCCAGCCGCGCGACGATATCGCGGATCGTCGAGAACGATGGGATCGAGCGCGTCACCTTCTTGCCGTCGTCGTTCCGGCCCATGCTGCGGGTTACGCGCGTGGAGAAGCCTTGTTCGGCAAAGATAACCTGGGTGGCGAGCGGGTGGCTCTCGTAGATCTCCTTGACGTTCGCGACGATGCGGGATGCCTTGGAGCCTTCATCGTCGAAAGCCTGCCCCTCGCGGCCGGCCAGTGCCTCCCCATCGTACAGGCGCACGTCGAACGATGCCTTGGCGGCAAGGCCCTCGGTGATGATCGGCGATTCCGGCGAGCCGGCCGCCATCGCGTCCTTCCGCTCCTTGCCGGTCATTTGGCGCCAGCGGCGGGCGTACCCGCGCAGCTCCTCAAAAATCACCTTCTGTTGCGGGGTGAGATCCGACGTGACGTTGATGACCTTCTTGTACGGCCGATCCTTGGCGCCCTCAGTGCGGCCGTTCAGCAGCTCCGCGCGCTCGGCCTCGGTCAGCTCATCGGCCATGGTCTTGCCGCTCGCCGTGCGGCGGGGCTGCATTTCCGGCATGTCCTCGGCGAACACGACGTCCATGTACTGGCCGATCATGCGGCGCAGCTCAGGCACGTTGATGAACCCGGCCAGTCGCGTCACCGCCTCGTACTCGGCGGCCGCGTTCTGCTCGACGTCCATGACCTCGCGCGCGAAGCTGCCGAACCAGCCGTCCCACTGATCGACGCCGGCGGCCTGCATTTCCTCCTGCATGATGTAGCGCATCATGTGGAACACTTCCGTCAGCGTGTTCGTGACGGGGGTGCCGGTGAAGAGGTGGACGTTGCCGCCGGCATTGTTGGCGCGCACGTACCGGGTCAGGAACGAAAGCGCGATCGAGCGGTCGGACGTCTGGGTGTTGAGGCCCTTCATCTTCATGCGGGTGCTGATCGGCGGCTTCTTGAACTCGTGCGCCTCGTCCACCATCAGCATGTCCACGCCCAGCTCCTCGAAGGAGATGGCGCCTTCGCGCGAAGAGCGGTTCGACTGCTTGCGGATCGTCTCGATGATCCGCTGGCGCATTTTCACCAGTTCCTTGGCCGTGGGCGAGCGGAGGCGCTTGAGGGCCTCCGGGTCATCCCACATGTCCTTGTCGATCGTGGCGCCGTCCTCGTCGGCCGCCAGATAGGCTTCCTCCTCGAGCGCGGCGATCTCCTCGCGCGCCATCGCCATGAGCGTTTCCTCTTGGAACGAGAAGCGATCGATCAGGCTGTGCGGGACAACGATCGCGTCCCAATCGTCATTCGCGATCTGGCGCATCTTCACGTCGATCGTCTGCGGTGTGAGGTTGTCGATGTAGAGGAGCTTGGCCGCCGGATACATCATCTGGATCTCGGCCGCGACGCTCTTGCTGTTGGCGTTGTGGGCGAAAATCAGGGGCTTCTTGGCGATGCCGTAGCGGCGGCTCTCCACGGCGATGCCGCCCATGGTGAACGTCTTGCCGGTGCCGACCTCGTGGGCATTGAGCGATCGGCGCGACACAAGCGCGCGCCAGATGGCATCGGCTTGGTGCTGGCGGAGATCGAACGGGCCATTGCCCAGGCTAAGGGCCATGCCCTCGAACCGGAGGAAAGACCCGTCGAACTTGGGCGTGGCGAAGGCGTTGCGGGTTTCGTTGTACTCGGCTTCCACGGCGACGCGGCGTTCGGGGTCGCTCCAGAGCCACTCGCCGAACTTGGTCCGCATTTCGGCAATCTTGCCGTTCACCTCCTCGGTGGCGGCATTGTCCACGTACTGGTTGCCCTCGCTGTCGCGGCGGCGGATCGTGACGGACTGGTTGGAGAAGGCCGCGTTGACGAGACGCTGGAACGGGTATTCGCCCGTGCCGTACCCGGTGCGCGCTTCCGGCCGGTTCTTGGCGCGATCCTCGATGCGGACGGTCCAGCGGCCGTCATTATAGCGCACCTCCACCCCCTTCGCGTCGGGCAGGCCCAGCATTTCGACTACGAACTGGCCGTAAGTCTCGGGCGATACCCAGGTGGCGCCAAGCTGGGTTTCGATCTTGAAATAGGGGACGTCGGCTGGAACCACCTTCTCGAGCGCGGCGACGTTGCGGGCAAGGTGCTCCATCCCCTCGGCGACGGCGGCCTTCGCCTGTCGCAGCTTCTCGCGCACGTTCCCGGAGAGGTACATGTCGGAGGGGATCACGTCGCCATTCGGCAGCTCGAACACGGCGCCCGAATCGATCAGCTCCGCCTTGACCTCGGCCGCCGGCTTGTTGGCGCGCTCGGCGATCGCGGCGACGGAGGGGTTCACGCTGGCATTGCGCTCGAGCACGAACGCCTCGGCGATCGACGGGTTCTCGATCGACGGGGCGCCGCGCGTGGTGCTGCGCGAAAGGATGGTGGCCGGCTTCCCGTCGATTTCCAGCGCAGCGAGCGCGGGATAGAACGGATCGTCGATCTTCTCGAGATATCCGAGGCCGAAGCTGTCGGCGAGCTTGCCGTGATCCTTGGTGAAGCTGCTGTAGGCGCTGGCAAGGGCCTTGCGCGCGGCCGTGGCGTCGCCGGCGCGCTCGGCCTCGATCAGCGCCGCATACTTCTGGCGCATGTCCACCAGCCGCTCGAGCTGATCCACGCGCTGCTCGTTCTTCTTGGCGTCCTTCACGGTGAAGGCGCGGACCTGGGCGGCCGGCGCCAGATGCTCACCGCGCACGACGAACAGGCCATCCTTGGTGGACGTCAACGCGCCTTCGCGATCGGCGGTGTGGTTCGCCACGAAGCTGATGTGCTTGGCCTGGGCGTCAGCGGTGTAGATCCCCTGGGGAACGGCATCGATGACGCGCTTGAGGTGCTCGGCCATGTCGGCGGGGCGGTGGACTATCATGCCCGGCCGGCCGCGCGTGGTGCCGCTGCCGAAGTCGATCGTGCCGATGACGTGACTGGGGTTCGCCGCGAAATACTCGTTGATCGAGACTTCGCCGCCCGGCGTCACGTGCGGGACGCTGTTGATCCATCCCGCGCCATCGGCGAGGCTGCTCGGCTCGGCCCGCTTCTTCAGGATGATGATATCGGTGACGACGTTGGTGCCGGCATATTCGGCGAAGGCGCCGGACGGCAGGCGGAACGCGGCCACCAGCTCGGCTTTCTTCGCCAGCTCGCGGCGGATGCCGGTCGCCTTCTTGTCCATCGAGCCCGACGACGTGATGCCCATGACGATACCGCCGGCGCGCACCTGATCGAGGGTCTTGAGAAAGAAGTAATCATGCAGGAGCGGCGAGAGACGGTCATAGCGCCGATCGGCGATCACCGTGTTCTCGAACGGCCAGTTCCCGATCGTGAGGTCATAGAACCCGTCGGGGGTCTGCGACTTCTGGTAGGGCATGACGCGGATATTGGCGTCAGGATAGAGAAGCTGGGCCATGCCGCCGGTCAGGCTGTCCATTTCGATGCCGGCAAGCTGCGATCGCCCGGCCAGCTCAGCCGGCATCATGCCGAAGAAATTGCCGATCCCCATGGAGGGCTCGAGCACGCGGCCGCCTTTGAAGCCCATGCGCTGCATCATGGCCCACATCGCCATGACGGTCGGCGGATCGATGTAGTGGGCGTTGGTGATCGAGCGTTGGGCGCTCTCCCACTCCTCCTTGCCCATGTGGTCGCGCAGCCACTTGCCGCGTTCGTCCCAGCCGTCCTTGTGCATGGGGCGGTCCCACGTGCCCTGAAACAGCTCTTGCCCGAAGCTGCCCCAGCCGAGGTAGCCGGCGAGCGTGCGTTGCTCTTCGGCGGTCGCGGCGCGCCCGGCATCGCGGATCTCGTTGTAGACCTCGAGGGCCTTGCGGTTGCGATCGAAGCGCGCAACCGGGCCGCCGCCCACGATCTCGAGGGGGTTGGCGAGGTGGAAGTTGCCCGAGCCGGCGCGTGTCGGGCTCGGATCGGCCGGTAATGCTGGCGCGATCTGCGCCGGATCTACACGCGGCTTATCGGCTTGGGGTTTTTCGTCGTGGCCCGAAAATAGGTCTAGTCCGCTAGCATCGCGAGACGTTTCATCATCCGCCGCCAAAGATCCTGAGTATACGGGGAAGCTTCCTGCAGTTCGACCGGCAGATCGCTGTTCTCGACCTCCGACGTCTCTGCCTCCATGAATAGCTCCTCTCGCTCCGCGATCTCCCGAGCGTCCGTCACCGGATATCCGAGCTTCACCAGCCCGTGCTTCCGGCGCCACATGCGCTCCTGCACCACGAACGCCATCTTCTCCGTCAGTCCCAAGGCTTGAAGATTCGCCCACATCTTCGGACTGTCTTGTTCCCAGCTCGCCAAGATCCGGTCTCGCAGCGGTATCGTCTCGCTGACGTCCTCCGCTTTGTACCGACGATACTCGGCCTCGATTGATGCTACGTCCGCTTTCGTGAGGTGCTGGGACATGATCGCGTGCAAGCTCCTGGGCTCTGCCCCCGGCTTCCTTCGCGATCAGCTCGGAAAGGTCGGCGGCCGTAAGGTCGATAGGTGCCCAACGGTTTACACTGCCGGTGCCGTACTTGTCGCCGGCTTTGTTGGAGACGCGGTACATCAGCGAAACGCCGGCGCGGTTCGTCGGCACGGCGCCGCGCATCGCGCTTGCGCCCACGGTGACGTAGACGTTCGCGCCGGTGACGGGGTGCGTCATGGTCAGGAACACGTCGCCCGACACGGCCGGGCCCGCGTCATTGCGGGACACGGGGTTGCCAGCCTTGCCCTTGGCGCCCGCGTGGGCCTCGAAACCGAGCCCGGCTAGGGTGGAAGCGGTGGCGCGCAAATAGGCGACGGCATCGGACAAGAACGCGTCCTTGAGCCCGCCTTTCAGGCCGTAATCGGTAGGCTGGTTGGCGCCGCCCTCGATCGGGGTCCAGCCGTCGATATGGTCGGCCGGCCAATCGCTGCGCAAGATACGGGCGCCGCCAGCCTTCTCCGGCTTCGCCTTGGCCTTCGGAGCGGCTACCTCCGTTCCCAGGGCGTGCCGCTCCTCGGCGGGCAGGCCCTCAGCCACGAGCTGGGCGTGCTGCTGCGCAGCCTCGGCCGGCGACGTCATGCCCTTGTTGTCGAGGCCCGGGTAGTTGCGGGCGCCCTCCCAGAACGACAGGAGATAGGGCGTGATCTTCTTGCCGAAGTCGGAGCGCATGGCGCCGGCGAACTCGGCGAAGCTGCGCACGCCGGCCTCGATGTAGGCGCCGGCGATCGTCATGCCGTCAATCAGCACCTCGGGATCTACGCCGCTGTTGAGCTGGCTCATCTTGGCGCGCAGGCGGGCCCGGGCGGCCTCGACCTTATCGGCCGTGAACAGCTTGTTGCCGGCGAAGCGATCGGCCTGTGCGGTTTCGGCAGGCGTGGGCTCGGCCTGCGCGGGCTTCTTCGCCTTGGGCGCCACTTCCGTGCGCGGCTCCACGGTCAGGTGCCCGGCCGCGAGCGCGCGCTTCATCTCCCAATTCTGGAGGGACGAAGAGCCACCGGTGCGGTCGTTCTTGAAGAACGCCTGTTTCTTGCCGACGCTCTCGACGATGTAGGTGTCGGCCGGATCTCCGCCCAGGTAGCCCACCTTTTCGGCGAAACGCGCCTTGTCGCCGTTGCGGACGTAAGGGTTCGGGTTCTTCGCGTCCGGCTTGCGCGCGGACGGCGGGCTGGCCTGCGCGGCCGCCGCTTCCGCCTTCTGGGGGCCCACGGGAACCGCCTTCACGGTGCCGGCGCCGGGGTCCATGATGATCGCCACGGAACGGTCACGCGGTTTAGCCTTGTTTCCGCCCTTGGCGGCCACGGCCTTGAGGAGCGCGGAACGGGCCTCGTCGTACTCGTAATCGCCATAGGGGCGCTCAAGGACGGCTCGGATCTCGTCTTCGCTCATGCCCGCCTTGAATGCGGAACGCACGGCACCCGATGCCTCGGGGAAGTCGTCGGCCGTGCGCTCAACCGGGTCCGCATCGCCGAAGTTGTTCGCCATGAAGAACGCGTAGGCGAAGCCCTCGGGCGTCTCGCTGCGGGCGTTCTTGGTGGCCTGCGACTTGCCACCATAGAGGCGGTGCATCTTGGAGCCCTCGGTAGGCTCCACTGGCGCAAGCGGCAGCTCGCCGTTGAACTTGCCCCACAGCATCGTTTTCTTGGTGTAGGGAGCGCCGAAGCTCGACGGGTTGAACGTCATGCGGGCGCGCGGCAGGCCGGTCAGGCGCTCGATGCGGCCCACCGGGTTTTCGAGCACCCAGAACTTCGGGCGGAAATACTCGATCGTGCGGAGGGTCTGGAACACCAGCTCCTTGCTCGCTTCCGTGCGGCCGTCGGCATCCTTGCCGGCGAAGTGCCGGGCGCCGCTCGATGCGAAGTCCGTGCAGGGGCACGCGGCAAGGATGCCGTAGACCTCGCCGAAATCGTAGTTGTCGTTGAACCACTCCACGCTGAAGTCCATCACGTCCTGACCGTGCTGGATATCGAAGCGGATCACGTTGTAGCCGGCCTCCTCGTAGGGGCGGCTCCACTCGCCGGTATAGTCGAACAGCGACAGGATCGTCTTGTCGCTATTGGCCTGCCGGTGCTCTTCACCCTGGAGGCGGACGTGCTCTTTCCAGCCCTCGATGCGGGCGTGCGCTTCGTCCAGCGAGATCCGGCCCTCCTCGAGGGCGCGCTTGTCCGCCTGGGCGACCTTTTCCGGGTGGGCAAACAGGCTCGCCCACTCGTCCGTCACCTCCTTGAAGTCATCGACGGGCATCGTGAGATCGACGATCGCGGCCGGGTCGATATCGGCGAGATCCTCGGTGCGCTTGGTCTTGGAGATATCGGCAACCGGCTCGAAACGGTTCTCAGGATCGAGCGGCTTGCCCACGTTATGGACATGCTCGGGCGCGGTTTTCGCCTTCTTGCCTGCGGGCTTGTCGATTTTTCCGGCCGGTTTGGCGGTCGCTTCCGCGTCCTTCACCCAGCTCTGAAACTGGTCGAACGGCATCGGCGTGATATCGCCAAGGCCGGTCCATCCCTTCTCGTAGTTGGCGAGATAGCCGGCGCGCGCGTCTTCCTCGCTGTCAAAGCCGACCATCACCTTGTGCTCGTCGAAGGTATCGTCCTCGTTCACCTGATCGACGATGTAGACCGGCTTGCTGACGTCCTCCGCCTTGGGGCCAAGGAACACGTCCACGTGGTCGCCGTCGGCACCCTCGGAGCCCTTCACATAGCCGTATGTGTGCTTGAGCGGCGGCCATTCGGGGCGGCGGCTGGTGCCCGCCGGGTTCTCGATCGAGACGTCAAGGCCGCCGATGGCGACGTGGCCCTTCTTGTAATTGCCCGCTTCCTTCTGGGCGTCGGTGGGCTCGGGGCGATCGTTGTGCGGCGAAGTGGCCGCCTCGGCTTCCGCCTGTGCCAAGGTCGGCCGGCCGGGCTCCTCGGCAGCGGGGGCGGCCGGGCTGACCTCTGCCGGCGCCGACGTGGGCGGGATCAGGGCTTCGCGGAGTTTCGCCTCGTGTTTCTTGCTGACGATCCAGCCGCCGTCCTTCTCGCTCCACTGCGGCAGGGCCTTGTCGGGCAGCGCGGCACGAACCCGGGCCTCTTCGTCCTGGGCAACGCCTCGCACCACGATCGATTTGCCCGACGGCATGTCCGCGATGGCGACGGGCGCGGGCTCGCTATTCGTGCTTTCGGGTAGCAATTGCGGAATTTCGCTATTTGCCGTTTCGGCCACCGGCTGCGCGGTCAGCGCGTCGATCGCCGCGCTGACGCGCTTCTTCTCGGCCAGCATCGCCTTGGTCCAGCCGTTGCCGGATCGCGCCTGCGACGAGAGGGTCTTGAGCCGGTCGCGCAGCTCGGCCTGGCTCTTGCCGACAAGGCTGGCGCCGTCAGTGATAGGGGCCGGTGCAGGTTTGGGCGCTGGCTTTGGCGCTGGCGTTTCAACGGGCGCGGCCGGGGCTTCCTCGCTCAGAACCTCGCCGGTCTGCGGGTGGATCACTTCCGGGGCGTGCTTGGTCACGATCGCCCTGAGATCGGCCTGACGCTCGGCGCCGGTGCTGTTCACGGCATCGACGTCTCGGGCGATCGCCTCAATCTGCGCGCGGTCCAGCTCGGCGCCGCCAAGGCGCTGGCGGACCCGCTTGGCAACCTGCAAGATCGGGCTGGCAGCGCCCGCCGCATCCTTGACGTCGCCGGCGGCGGCGCGCTGGTGATACATATCGATCAGGCTGGCCGCCATGGCCCCGCCGATGGCCTTGAAGCCCTCTTGCAGGTCGGCGGCACTGTTCGGTTCCGAGGTGGCCGGCGCCGCTGCCGGCTGGCCCGGCTGGGCCACTCTGGCGTGCTCGCTGCCGGTCGCGGGATCGACAAGGCGGACGGAACCGCCGGGCGCAAGCTCCGCGTGCGGGATCGCCAGCTCTTCGCCGCTGGCGTTCTTCACCCACACGGCATCATCCGTCTCGCCCACCAGTTCCACCGGGTGCGAGGAATTGCCAACAACGAGATCCAGCTTCTTGGCGGCGACGCCCTCGGGCGCCGGCACGGGAACCGCGCCCGAACCAGCCGGGGCGACGGGCTGCGGCGCGCGCGCCATCGCGCGGCCGAGCGGGCCGGACGGCGGCGGGGTCGGCGTGGCGGGCCCATCGGAATCCGCTGCCGGCGCGGCGGGCGCGGCAGGATCAGCGGCAGCGTGCTCGTCCGTTTCGGCGCCGTGGTGGCCGCCATGGCCGGCGATGCCAAAGCCCGCGCCCATCAGGCCGCCCGCTGCCAGTCCGCCAAGGGCCTCGTTCGCCGCGCCGCGCGTTAGCGGCCGGTCGGGATCGACGGTCTGCATGGCCTTGTTCTCGGCCATCTTCGAAAGGGCGCTCTGGGGCAGCTCTTCCAGCAAGCCTTCGCCGACCGCGCCGCCCAGCGTCGCACCAATCCGGCTTTTGAACTCGCCGGAGAAGATCTTGAATAGAGCACGGTCGCCCATGCCGCCAAACGCGGCCGTGGCGGTGCCGGCAAGGACGAAGGCTTGCAGCGAGGTATCCTCGGCCAGGGCACGGCGCGCTTCGTCAGGCTTCATGCCCTGTTGCAGCAACACCTTGTAGGCGTCCGACTGCGCGAGATCCTCTGGCTTCATCGCAAGGATCTCGTCGCGCACCGACATTGCCGAATGGGCACCGCCGAACAGGCCCTCGGTCAGGCCGCCCGCGACCGTTGCCGCACGGGCGGCCCATTTGCTGGCGATCGCGCGGGTAGCGCCTCGGCTCATGAGAAACTCGAAGGTGCCCGTCGCGATCTTGCGGGCCGGGCCCATCGAGACGATCGTTTCCGGCAGCGATTCGACAATACCGGACGCGTATGAGCGCGGATCACCCCACGCTGGACCGAGCGCCCAGGATTTGGCTTTCTCGCCGTTGCCCAGGTCATCACCCGGCTCAACCACCCAGGCTTTCTTTCGAGCGGTCTGCATAGCGGGGGTGAGCGAACGCTCTGTCTGCGCCTTGTGCTCGTCGCTGAGCTGCTTGCTTCCTTTGCCACCGTGAGTGTAGCGGTCAGCGGCATCGACGGCCGCCGTGATGTGCTTCCCTACGCCGGGGATTTTATCAACGAGCCATGCCAGCGCGTCCCCAGCTCCGACAACGCCCGATTCCCAAAGCTGCTCAGCGTCGTAAGCGAAATCCACCACCGGATTGCCGGCACCGAAGTAGTCACCCTTCTTCCCGGCGGCTGGCGCCCTGCCGTTGGCCGCGTCCTCACGCGCACGCTGTTCCTCCACCGACTTGGGCAGTGGAACGGACATGATGCGCTCGAACGCATCGGACCCGGGCGCCGTGGCATTGCGCTTCGCATATTCGGGCGCCAGCTCCCCCTTGAGCCGGGCGGCGCGGCCGAGAACCTCGGTGCCGTAGGTGCGGGTCTTCGGGCCCCACAGCTTCCGATCGGGACCGGCATGGTGCTCCATGACGGCATCCCGCATGGAGTAGCCCTTATCGAGGCGCTGCTTGAGCTGCTTGGCGGCGGCGTCGATCGCCTGCGCGGGGTTGTAGGGGTTGATCCCCATGCCAGCCGCCGTGCTGTCGAGGTACTGCATGATACCCTTGGCAGTGCCCCATTGGGTGGGGGTGCCGATCGAACCGGGGTTGTAGTGCGATTCCTGCTCGGCCAGCGCCATGAGGATGTTCACCGGCACGTTGTACTTGCGCGACGCGGCCTCGAACATCGGCGTGAACTTCGCCGGGATATTGACGTGCGCGTTGACCTTGCCGCCGCCGCCGCTGCTGCCGCCGGGCGCCGTCGGGGCTTGGTATCGGGGCGCCGGCGGTGCCTTGAGCTGCGGGATCTGCGCTGCTGCGATGACGGGCGGCTGTTCCGCCTCAATTTCACCGAGCGCGACGTCGTAGGGATTCTGCGAAAAGATGCTTTTTGCCACGTGGGTTGTCTCGTCGATGAAAGGGGTCAGTAGAGCGAGGGGGCGCCGCCGACGGCGTTGCTGCCGCTGCCCATGAGGCCGCGCGCGCCGGTTTGCTGGCGCTCGTACTCCTGCACCACGCGTTCCGACTGTTCGTCGGGGCTCAGTTTCGAGAAGCTGAGGTCCGTCTCGCGCAGGCTCTTCGCGATGCTCTCGAGGCCCTTGCGCACGTCCTCCTCGGTGGGAGCCTTGGTGTCCTGACCGAAGGCGGCCTTGACCTGGGCGGAGTTGGCGTCCTCCTCCATCGTGTAGGTGTGCTTGATGGCATCGCGCGCCAGGGTGCGGACGTGCTCGTTGGCAGCGAGCCGATCATCGATGACGCCCTTGTTGTTCGCCTTGCCGATATCGTAGCCGTAGTCGCGGCGGGCCTTCGCGGCCTCGGCACGGGCGGCTTGGGCCGCCTTCACGTCGGCCATCCCGGACTGGAAGACGTTCTCGGGCGACATGACCATGACGCCATCGCGGTAGACGTCCTCCATGCCGTGATACTCCTGCGAGTACGCCTTTCCGTCTGCCCCCTTGAAGTTCATGCGGATGCCGGTGACGTTGCCGTCCTTATCCTTGATCTCTTCGCCGCCGGTCACATCGACGCCATCGTCATAGTAACCCTTGGTGTTGTAGGCGGCCGTCATGGACTTGATGAACTGGCTGGTGTCGCCCCGGTGCGCCGCCCGTGCTGCGGTGGCCCAATGCTTGAGCCCTTCCTTGGCGCCGGCGGTATCCATCCACGTCTGGTACTGTTGCGCCATCTGCGGCTTGCCCGCGCGCATGTAGCCATCCACGAGCTTTGGGACGGCCGTTTTCATGTAATAGTCGGTGAATGAGCCCACCTGTTTCGCGGCCGCATCGTGCGCGGCCGCCCCGTCGAACCCGTAATCGGCGTCACCGACCTTGTACGTGGGCTGGCCCGTCGCCGGATCGATCGCGGAGGTGATGCCCTTCGAAATGTCCGCCTCACGCGCGGCATCGGCTTCGGCCCGGCCGGCCTTCTCGACCTTGCGCATCTTCCGCTCGGTCAGGCCGTCCTCGATCGTGGTGCGGAGCCTGCTGGCGTTTTCGTAGCTCTGCTGGGCGCCTTGAAGGAACTGGCCCAGGCCAACACCGAAACTTACCATGTGGTGATTCCTTACGCTGCTTTGCGGATGACGGAGCGGCTGGCGCTCTTGGGCTTGGCCTCGCGGGATATCCCGCGCCCCTTGGGCAGGGCGGCGGAGAGCTGCTGCACCTTTGCGTCCAGCTCCTTGACCGCGCCCATGGTGACGCCAATGGCATCGACGATCGGGATGGAGTGGCCGTCGCCCTTGCCGGTCGCGCGCTTGAAGTCCTGCGCATAGGTGCCGATGTGGCGGCCTTCGTCGCCCACGCCGTCCTTGTAGGACCATTCCTCCACGGGCATTTCGCGGACGGCCGCGAGCACGCCTTTCGCCGGCGCTTTGTCCTCCTTGAGGTTCTCGTCGGAAATGATGGCGCCGGCGGCCGTGCCCGCGATCGAGCCCAGCGTGCCAAGGAAACTGCCGCTGTTCTGCTGGTTGAGCTGGTACGCCTGCAACTGCTGGCCGTAGAGGTTCGAGAGCGTCTGGGCTTGGCTCGCATAGCCAGACATGGCGGTGCCGTACCCGCTCTGAAGGATGCCCACCGAACTGTTGTAGGCGTTGTTGCTCGTGGCGGTGGTGCCCACGGCCGAGGAGCCAGCGCTTACGCCCAGGCCAAGCGAGGACGCGGCCTGCGACGGCAGACCGTTGCCCATGTTGATGGCATCGCTCTTGAGGGCCAGCGCTTCCTTGCGCGTGGTGCTGCGGGCGTTGTTCTCGGCGCCGGCGGCCGCCAGCGCGGTATTTGTGTCGGCGGCGCGCTCGACGCCCGCATAGCGGCCGCTGGTGGGGCTGACGCCCATCGCCGCCATCGAGCGGGAGCGCTGCGCGGAGGCGGCGGCCGCGTTGTTGATGACGTCCGCCTTGGCTTCGGCAGCAACGGTGTCCTGCCGCTCCTTGCTGTCCCAATTGTTCGCCGTCTCGATGAACTCGTCTTGCAACGGCTGGAACACGCCCTTGTAACGTGAGCGATCCTCCGCCGCCCACTGCTGCGCCTGCTTGGACGCGGCGAGCTGGTCGGCCGTTACTTCGGTGGTCAGCGCGTCGAGCTTGTCGTTGCGCTCGTTGGCGACGTCGAACTGTTCCTTGGCGATGGACAGCCAGTCCTCACCAAGCTGCGCCTGTTTCAGCGCGGCAATGCCGATATTCGGATCTGCGCTCGGTGCGCTGCTACCCTTGCCCACGATTATGCTCCTCGGTGCTCACGGGGGATGAAGCGACACTCCTCGCGCAGCATCCCTAGGATGATGATGTCTTCCCCATCGTCGCCGGCACGCCGCATCACGCCCTCGCGGACGAAGCCCATGTGCAGGTTCAGGCGCAGCGCAGCGGCATTCGATGCCGGCACAAGCCCGGTAAGCCGGCGCTTGCCGGCGGTGACGAAGGGGAAATGGTAGGCGGCGGCGAGAAAGCTGCGGGAGCCGAAGCGCCCGGTTCCATCGCTCGCCAGATGGATATGCACGTCCGCCTCTGTCCAGCAATCGTAGACCAAGACAGCGCGCAGGCGGCGTTCGTCGCCCCAGCCGATGGCCTGCGCGTCGGGGAAGAACCGGCATCCGATGACCGCTTGCGCCCAGGCAACGAGCCGCGGCTGATCTCTTGAGACGATTTCTAGCATTGTCCGATAGCGCATTGGAATTACGCGAAAGATTATCGCTGCTATCGGGGCAACCGCCTAGCGCTAAGTGCGGGTTTTCAGGATTTTCCCAAGGGCGTCGAACAGGGCGTGGACGTCGGCGACTAACTTATTGAAATCCTCGGAAGTTGGCGCGCCGGTCACGGTTTCGGATTGCGGATCTGGCAGCGAGATCCCGGTAACGCGCAGCTTTGCGATCTGCTCGAGGAGCTTATCCCCCTCCGACGCGCGCATGGCCTTGTTGCGGCCGTCCCCGCGATCGCCCCACAGCATTGCCACGCGTTCGCTCAGGATGCGCCATTCCTGGCCGGTCGGAGCCGTCACTGTTGCAGCTCCGAAGGCGAGCCCACGACGCTGATCGCCGTCACCATCTGGTTGCCCCGGATCTCGACTTCCCACATGCCGGCGAGGAAGCCGGACGGCAGGCGCACGGGCTCATTCAGCTTGTAGACCGTCGCCACCGCCTTGCCGTCGGCATAGACGGTCGCGGAAAAGCTCGGCTGGCCTTCCTCGATCGGCGTGAGGAGCGAGCCGGCGAACGTGACCCGGCCGATCGGCATGGCGTTGATGGCGCCCCCTGTGGCGTCGGTGTCGATCAGCTCGCGGTTGCGGGCCTTGGCCGCCTCCGTGCGGATGCGCGCCGTCTCGCGCTGCTCGGGCGTCGCAGTGTCCTCGCCCTCGATCAGGATGCACCCATAGTTGGTCGGTGCCGGCAAGACGAACTTCTTGGATCGCCACACTTGTTCGCCGAACGGCATCGCAAGCGCGTCCCACTCGTAAATGTCCTGCCCGCCGCGCAGCAGGTACAACGCTCCCGTTTTGGGATCAGTGAACATGCCGTCGGCATCGTCGCCGGCGCGGATCAGGAACGGCTGGGCGCCGGTAAGATCGACGATCAGGATGCCGCGCTGCTCGATGCCGCTGGAATCGGTGAAACCGTAGCTGCACAGGTATCGGCCGGCGAAAGACCCGGCGACGAACGAGAACGGGTTGAGGCGCTGCCAGTCATCGCGGGACAGCAGCTCGCGCGTCATGAGGTTCGCCCCGCTGGTGCTGACCACCACAAGGCCATCCGGTGACGGATAGGCGATCGTGTAGCCGAGATCGACGATGCCCTGGGCGCTGACGCACGGCAGGTTCACCTCGAGGCGCTCCATGGTCATGCTGTCCGGCGCCGTGCCGGCCACGATATACGGCTGGCCGGTGGTCATCACCGCCAACGCCGAGCCGAACACGCCGAGCCCGACAATCTCGAAATCCGTCGTCAGAATGTACTTTTCCGGCCACGCGTGCGGGCGCCACGGCTCGCAGAAGTACAGCCGCTTGCCGACGAACCCGGCCATCATGCCGTTCGGCATGGAGACGAGCCCGGTCAGATCCTCGGGCGGAACATTATACTCGAGGGACGGGAGCTGCTCTTGGATAGTGTTGTCATCCACCACGTCCACCCAGGGCGCCGTCTGGACCGGCATTTCCTTGATGAAGTAGAAGGCCGTGGCGCCGAGCGCACTCGTCTGCGAACGGTAGATCCGCATCCGGTTGAAGCGGCGGTTGATCGGCGGCAGCGCGAAGCCGGAAACGCTGACGTTCAGCCCGGCGCTCCACAGCAGCTCGTTGCTTGCCGGCGCGGGCTCGGATTCCTCGTCGAACTCCGTAACCCACGTGTAGGTGTAGAGGATCGTTGCCTCCAAGTCCGGGTCGGGTGTTTCGCTGCCTTCGATCGCGATCGTCAAGGCCCCGGTCGGCGCCGGCAAGGCAAGGTCGTAGACGTCGGTGCCCACCATGATCTTCGGGGCGCCGTCGCCGGTGTAGTACAGGCGATTGGCCGCGATCGGCGCCGGCTGCGCGTCCACGCGAAGCGGCCAGCTCAACCAGCGATCATTGAACTGGTAGATGGTCCGGGCGGGCTCCTCGAGGCGCTGGACGTAGCGGCCGCGCCGGATGGGGACGAGGCCGCCATTCTCGAGCTTCGTGTTCTGGGCAAGCTGGGCGTGGTTGTTCGGCAGCAGGCGCCCGAGGAGGCGCGGGATCTCGCCGCTGAACGAGGAAATGCGGATCGACATTAATCCTCCACGGTGACGATGACGGCCGGGGCCACGGACATGAGCGGCAGCGTGATCGCCCGGCCGGCCAGCTCGGCGGCGGCGGCGGCCGTCAGGCGCAGCTCGACAGCATCGCCGGCGGTGTAGGCGCGCGGCTGGCTCCCTTCCTGGCCGCGCCGCACGGCGAGCGCGTCGCCCGATCGGCCGGTGCAGCGCATGTACTCGATCTCGCCCAGCTCGTTCTCGAGCGCGATCGGGAACCAGTCGTCATCCTCCTCGATCGTCGGAAAGCGGGAGCCGTGCCCGGTCTGGACGCGAACGGTGGTGTCGATGGCGCTGATCGAGGTGGCAAGGAGCGATCGGGCATTGTTGTTGAGTTTCAAGGACATGACTTACACTCCGAAAAGGGCGCCGGCGGTCAGACGGATTTCAACGGGGGTGCCAGCCGGCCAAGCACGGGCGGCCGTGTCCTCCTCGCCGCGCGAGAGGGTGAGCTGACTGCCCGAGCGGGCGGTGCAACGGCAGATCTCGATGGCGTCCATCCCCGTGCCCAGGACGATGGGAAACCAGTCGTCGCCCGTGGGCGTGGGAAAGCCATCGCCGGATACGACATAAGCGGTCGTACCGGCGGCCGCGAGCGCCACGACAAGGGGCGAGCGGGCATTGTTGGCGAGGATGCTGGACATTACGACACCGTGTGCTGTTCAAGCCAAAGCTGGTGGAGAGTGATGAACTCCCGCGCCCGATCGAGATCGGCGCCTTCCGGCGCGCCGGCGGGGTTCTCGAGCATGTAGGCGAGCGTCGCGATGATCTCGAAAGCCCAGAAGCCGTAGTAGATCTCGCGGCTGGCGGCGCCCCGGTTGGCCCACGTGTAGCGCATGGTGTCCGATTCATCGTCGCGCCAGCGCAGCTCGAGGTAATCGAGCACGCGCTTGCCGATCGCGTTCACCGTGGCGAGCTGGGACGTGGACAGGATGCCCGAGGCCTTGAGCCAGATGCAGGCGCGCAGCACCAGCGCCGGCGCGTGTGGCTCCTCGGCGTTGGTCTGCGGCGCCGAGGTGCCCGGATGCGGGTAATCGGTCGGCGCGCCATAAAGCCGGGCCGGCTCGCCGGACGTGCCGGCGTTCGGGTTGAGCACCCCGTCTAGGTTTGGCCACAGCGTGTTGAACGCCGTCAGCCAATTCATCGCCAGCGAGAACGCGAGGTTGCGGGCATCGAGGAAGGCCGCGCTTCCCGTCGTGGCAAGCACAATACGGCTCAGGCTTTCGACGACGCGGCACTGGTAGCCGGCCCACCGCGTATTCGGGTCATCGTTCACATAGACCCACGTGTGCGGCTGGGGGTTGCCCAGCGTCATGCGCGCCGGCGTGTTCAGAACGAACGTGTGGGCGAACGGCCCGGTCACACCCCCGTCGGTCGCGTACTTCGCCTGGGCAGCGCTCAGGAACATGAGCTGTTGCTCCATGAGCAAGGCGTGCTTGGGCTTGGTGATCCCGGAGACAGTGGCCGCGCTGATCGGATAGGTGATCGCGCCCGAGGCATTGGCGACAGGAAGCGTGGCGGCCGTCAGGTTGGGATGGACGGCATTTGCGTCGGCCTCGAGATCCAGCCACAGGTCGGGGAGTTGGTAGCCGTGGAACGGAGAGCCGTTCCAGCCCACAAACTGCTGCTTGTTCACGTCGGCATTGATCGCGAACGGCATCGCGCCCGGGAAGAACGGCATGGCGCTGCCGGCGACGGCCTGCGCGAGGTTGTCGCGCACCCACTGCTCGGACGGGCCGCTGACCAGCCGCATCGCTACCAGCTTCATATTGACGTCGGCCGCGACTTCCACCGAAAGCCCGAAGTTCTCGAACGTGGTCCCAGCCGGCAGCACGGCGTTATCGCTGTCCTTCCGCACAAATGCCGTGCGGGGCACGAGGTAATAGCGGATGGCATCGGTGCCGGTGCCGCCCTGGGTGGTGTAGGCAAGGTCCGTCAGGTCGGCATACCAGCGCGTTTTCCCGTCATACGCCTTGGTGGAGGAGACGTAGACGTAGAGGTGATCCTTCGGGAAAACGTAGGTCAGCTTGCCCGAGGGCGTGTCGGCGAAGTCGTAGTTGATGGTCTGCGGCCCGGTGCGCAGGTTCCGGTTCACTTGGATCGCCACGAACAGGAATCGGTCGGCATCCTGCCATGCGGTTGCCGCGCGCCACTGATCGTTGATGCCCCGGCCGATCTGGATCTGCGCGGCGGAGAAGACGCGCACGGTGTTGGAGCTGTCGTTCTGGGTGGTGTTGGGCGTGAGCTGCTCGGCCGTGATCTGGATGGCGCCGTAAAAGATATCGCCGGTCCAGCTCCCCGGCGTCAGCATGTTCTGCGGGGTCCACGTGAAATCGCCCGGCGAGACGGCGCCGCCCTGGCCGCCCACGCGCGAGAAGAAGTTGAAGCCGATCCAGTCCGCATTGGCGCCGGCGGCGATCTCGGCGGCCGATGGCGGCTTGGCGTCCGGGTGGTTCGAATAGCAGAAGATGCCCGAGGGCTCGCCCTTCACGGGGATTGGCGCGAACTGCGGCAGCGGCTTGAACACGGTGCGGAGATCCGAAAGCGCCTGACCGCGCACGGCCGTCCGGTTGCCCGCCAGTCTGAGCTTCTCCCACTTCGCCGCCGCGCCCGCGCGATCGTCGTCGGCGGCCGCGAGCTTGAGCGCGTAGTTGAACCAGCGGAAGGTATCGGGCGCGCACGCGCTGTAGCCGGCCTCGATCGCCGTCCAGTTCGGATAGGCTTCCTGCGCGGATCCGCGCGTGATGGTGCCGGCGTTCTCGTAGGCATAGACCACGTGCCAACTGGCGATCGAGGGCGCGCCGGCCGGGATCGTCACCACGACGGTATCGTCTACGCGCTCCCAATGGGTAGACGGCTCCTCGAGCGCGCCGGCGAACCCGTCATCCAGCCGGATCGACGTATCGGCGCCGGGGCTCGTGGTGTCATAGGCCGGCGAATACGGGCTCGAGTACAGGAGGTAGCTCGTGCTCGGGTAGATCATCCAGACCCGGAAAACGTCAGCCGCGCCCTTGTGCTGCTGTCCCAACGATCCAACCGGCACGGTCGCGGGGATCACCAGCTTGTCGCCCGCGCGCGCCGCCACGAAATCGTAGTTGATCGCCTGCGCCGGGATATCGCCGCGCGCCGCGTAGAGCCAGTGCAGCAGCGTGATCGTGCCGGCATCGTCCGGTACCGGCTGGCGCAGCATGGGGGCGGTGTCGGACCCGTTGCCCAGGGCGTCGAGCAGCGATTGCCCCGTGGCCTTATACCAGTTCGCGGCCGATTGCTCCTCGGACGTGCCGCCGGCGAGCACCCGGGCAGCAAGAAAGCTGCCCTCGATCGCGATGGACTGGCCTTCCGACGTCCCCGAATAGGGATGGAAGTAGCCGCCACGCCCCAGCTCGTTGTGATAGGCGTTGGTGATGAGGCCATAGGCGATCATCGGACCGTTCTCGCCATCGCCTTCACCGCTGCCGGCGAACTCGCCGGCCGGGATGATCGCCAGCGCCGAGGCTTGCAGCAGCCCGCAATTGACCGGGTTCGCGAACTCCACCGTGAACCGGGCTTCCTCCGCGTAGGCGTCGTAATCCCGAATGGGCACGTCGATCGACTTGGATATCTCGCCCGGCGCGAACGTCAGCGTGCCGGACATGGCCGTGAAGTCGTCGGGCGCGATCGCTGTGCCGGCGAGGGTCGCGTATTCCACGCTGATTTCCTCGTCGCCGGCCTTGTCCAGCGTGACGGTGAAGATCGCGAACCGAGGCATCAGTCGCTTTCTCCGATCAGGTCGCCGAAGTAGTGGTGCATGGCCGCGCACGCGATCGCGTATTCGGCCTGGGCCCAGAAGCGGTGATAGGTGAACACGGGCGCGGGGTTTGCGACCGGATCAGCGGCATGGGCCTCGATCACCGGCCACATAGGGTCATCCTTGAGGAACGAGCGGATCGAAATGTACGTCGATGCGCTGTTCACGACGTCGCCATTGGGCATGGTGCCGTTGAAGATCGCCGGCACATAGACCGGATCGAGCATCCGCTTGTAGTCGCTGCGCGGCTCGGGCGTGCAGATGCCGATATCGTCGCGGTACGTCGTCCACACCCGGTCCAGCAGCTCGCGGGCGAGCATATAGGCATCCTCAGCCGTGTGGGCACCGCCCGGGATGGCATCGGTGAACTTGCCCATGCGCCGCTTCGCCTCGGCGTAGTTGATGAGGAGCACGGCAAGGCTCGAGGCAACGCCAAGGTCGGTGCTGTACTCGGTGATCTTGCAATGCAGGGTCGGGTTCGGGACCGTGGAGGCGTTCCAGAAGGCCGCGTAATCGCCGGTGCCGTCCCACTCGAGGGTGGGCAGATACTCGTACACGCCCTCGAGATTGGCCGTGGTCGCGGTCTGGCCCGCGATCGCGGTGCTGTTCACCCAGGACAGCGTGCCCGGGATTTTGAAATCGCCCGTGCCGATCAGCTCGGATTCGTCGAGGAACCAGTTCACCAGCCGATCGAGGATCACCTCGAGGTTCTTGCGGACCTCTACGGCCAGCGCCGTCGTCTTGTCGGAAACCTCAAGGAAGGCGTCAGCGGTGCGGGCCTGCCCCCACGGCTGGAAGCCTACCCAGTTGTTCGACGGCGGATCGTGCCAGACCGGCGCATAGGTGTAGTACATGCCGTAGAACTTGGCGTTCTGGCGGCCGTCGGTCGCGGTTTCGTACCGGGCGAACAGCGAGTTGGTGACGCCGCCGGCGATCGGGCCCTCGGGCGATTGCAGCCAGCGGATCATTTCGATCTGCCGGTAAAGGGAGCCCAGCCAGATATCGCCGGCGCTGGCCGACTGCGGAGTGAAGCCGCCGCCGCCGGTCGCCATGAAGTAGGCGGTGTCCACGCCCTGATAGCCCTGATGCGCCTCCGAACAGCCGATGCGGTAGCCCCACGATGCCTCGGCGCCGGCCGCCGGCACTTCGCCGCCCCATGCCGCGTACCAGTTGATGAGGTAGTGGCACGAAGAATAGGGCGCGGCCGATGTGCCGCCCTGGGCGCGGTTGGCCCCGATCTGGCGGAAATACTTGTCGAAGAGGTTGTAGCGCAGGTAGTCGCCCATCTTTTTCGCGCGGCTGGTGGAAGTGGCGATCGTCGCGCCCGCGCCCTGATCGGCGGCGAACTTGTTGGCCCAGAACGCCCACTGCACCGCGCGCACCTCGGCATCGGGCGCGTTGGTGTAGGACCATTTCTTGCCCCAATCGTACTGCGCGGCCGGGTAGAGCTGCTTGCCCTGGGTGAACAGCGGCTCATAGCCGTAGGCGCTACCGCCGTTGTTCCAGTCGTTCCAGCAGGGGTGCGTCACCGTCTCGAACGACGATTCCTGCAGGCCGCGCTCATAGGTGTTGATGTAGACGTTCTTCGTCGCGCCATCGCCGTTCTTGAAGCCGTAGGCGCCTTCCACGTCGATGATCCAGTGCATGAGGTACATGCGCTTGGAGCCGTAGGTGGTCAGCAGCTCCTGATAGAGCGGATCCACGCCCTTGGCCGCGTTCGGCTGCGACAGGCGCGGGTAGTCGCTCGGAAGGTTGCCCTCGGGCGTATAGTCCGCCGGCGACGCGGGATTGTAGGTGCCGGCCGGCTGGTTCGTGGTGTTGGGTACATAGATCGTGTCGATCTTGTTCCAGCAGTTGTTGTAGCCGGTCCAGTCGGCGTTTAGCGCGCCTTGCCACGCCTCGAGGCCCACCCAGAACGAGGCCGTTTCCGAGACGGTTTCACCGCCATAGTCGGGCGCCTCGTTGATGATGTTCTCGGGCACGTGGCGCGGCACCGCGAAGGCATTGGCGCCGGTCTGGGGGCCGAAATAGCCGTTCCGGGTGTCGTGGACGGCCGCATAGATCCAGTCGAACCGCTGGCGATAGCTAAGCAGGCCGTCCACGCCCGGGATGACGCCCGTGCCCGAAGGGACTTCGATCGTGCAGCCCTCGGGATTGGTGATTTGGAGCGAGAACACCTCGCGCGGCGCGCCGGCGAAGTCGTCGCGCACCGGCACGACGACGTGCTTGGTGATCTCGCCCGGGTCGAAGGTCAGCGTCCCGGCCGTGTGGGTGTAGTCGTCCGGCGCGGTCGCGGAGCCCGGCACGGTTGCATAATCGAGGGTTGCGGTTTCGGTGCTCGCTTCCGAGAGCGTGACCACGAACGTCATTTTGCGGGGCATGGGGGTTCCTTAGGAAGCGATGGTGCCGACGGGGGTGAGGATGCCGTGCGAGCCCTTCTGCGCGGCGGTGTAGTCGTAGAGGACGGCCGCCCCGATCTGGAACGTGAAGGTGCCGGTCGCGGTGGCGTAGAGCACGCCCTCCACGGTGATGACGTTATCGTCGCCGCCGACGGGCGAGCTGGTGAAGATCAGCGGGGTTGCCTTGGCCTTGCAGAACTTGCCGACCGGCGCGCCGGATGAATCGAAGCCGTTCACGCGCACGGCGAGCGACTGCACGCCGGCGGTGCCCCCGAAACCGACGCGGATGCCCTTGGAGACGTCCGTGGTGCGGTAAAGCAGGTTGATGCGGATATTGTAGATCGTGTTAACTTCGACGGGGAAGCTCAGGGCATCCACGAGCGTAATCTCGGTGACGCCCAGGTCGGTCGATCGCAGCGCGGTCACGGCCGAGGAACCGCCGCTCCCGCCGCTGCCCGCCGGGCCCTTGAGGTTGCCTACGGCCGAGCCCCAGCCGCCCGATGCCTTCGGCCCGTAGACGTCGCCGTTGGTCAGGTTCAGGTAGTAGTCGCCGACCGCGCCCGTGCCCGCTGCCGGCGCGCCGGCGCCCGAATACCATTTCGTGCCGGTGCCGCCGCTGGCCCCGGAAACGGCCTTCCACGCGCCCCACGTGCCGGCTTCCTGAAAGCGGGCGTGCATCAGGCCAGTGCCGTTTTCGATGCTGAGCTGGGTCACGTACTGATCGCCCGAGGGGATGCAGATGCCCCGGCCGTAGCTGCCCGCGAGCGGCGCGTTCTGGGTGGTGTCCGCCCAATTGAAGAACCCGCCCTTGACGATCGTGTTCAGGTCGGCCGGTGCCGTCGTGTAGGTGGACGTCAGGCCGAACTGCTCGAGGTACTCACGCACGCCGGCCGGCGTCGTCGCCACCGTCGCGAGCTGGGCGGACTTCGCCTGATCGCTGGTCGCCAGCGTGGCGCCGCCGCTGCCAGCCGCACCCTTGATGTTGCCCACGGCCGAGCCCCACGCGCCCGATGCCTTGGGGCCGTAGACGTCGCCGGTGGTGACGTTCAGGTAGTAATCGCAATTGGCGCCCGTCGCGGCCGCCGGCACGCCAGCAGCGGCATACCATTTGGAGCCGGCGGCGCCCGCGTCGCCCTTGATGGCGGTCAGCAGCACGAGATCCGTCCACGCGGTGTCCCCGACATAGCGCCACTGGATCGCGGTCGAGGACTTCTGAAACTCGACTTGGCGGCCGTCGGCGCCAGCATCGCCAGCCGGGCCGGCGGGTGCCTCGAACTCGATCCAGTGCGCCACGTCGCCGGCCGGTGCGGTCGAGGACACGTAATCAGCATCGCCGCGCAGGATCCACATGGAGGTGGCAGCGGTTGAGCCGGCCGCGAACACGTAGTCGCCGGCGTGATAGGTGCCAGCCGCCCAATCGCCGCGATTGGTCAGGCCCGTGCCCGCTTCGCCCTTGATATCGGCCAGTGCGACAAGGTTCTTCCATGCGGTGTCGCCGACGAGGCGCCATTGCAGGTAGGTGGTGCCGCGCTGGAACTCCACCGATCGGCCGTCGTCGCCCTTATCCCCGTCATCGCCCTTGTCGCCCGGCTCGCCCTTGAGCGAGGCCAGCCACTCGGCGCGCGTGCCAGCAAAGCCCGCCGCGACGGCCACGGCATAGGCGTCCGCGCCGTCATCGCCCTTGTCGCCGGGGTCGCCCGGTTCACCTTTGAGCGAGGCCAGCCATTCCGCCAGCGTGCCCGTGAAGCCCGCCGCCTGTGCCAAGGCGAACGCATCCTTGCCGTCGTCACCGGCCGGGCCGGCCGCCATGGTGACGGCCGCTATCGTGGCGCCGCTATCGTCCACCACGCGGATGATGCACTTCGCCATCTCTGCGCCCAGGATCACGCCCGGCGTGGGCGTCAGCTTGATCGAGAAGGTGCGCGGCGCGGTGTCGTTGCCGGTGCGGCCGTAGACGAGCACCTGAATGGTCTTTTCGGTTTCGCCCGGCGCGAAGGTCAGGCCGCCGGACGTCTCTTCGTAGTCGGTCCCGGGAACAGCGGTGCCGGCAACCGTTGCCCATTGGAGGAAGATGCTTTCCGTGGCCGCGCGCGAAAGCCGGACGACGTAGGAAGCGTAGGAGGAACCAGTCATGTTCGGCATGGTCAGACTTTCAGGCTAGAAACGGTGCGATGGTGGCGAGCTTGACGGCCTGCGGCGTGTTCCAGTCGTCTTGGAGGAGGCCGCCGGTGTCCCCGCTGTTCGGGTTGAAGGACCAGTAGGCGAACGATGCGCCCATCTTGCCGGCTGGGAGCGCGTTCACGCCCGAGCCGGTGAAGTCGCCGGCGAGGTACTTGCCCAGCTCGGTGGTCCACTGCTTTTCGTAGGTGCCGTGCGGCTTGGTCGCGGCGCCGGTGCCGTCCACGCCGTAGTGGCCGCCGAACTCGCCAATCCAGATCGGGGCGATGTTCTGTTCGAAGATGAAGCCCCAATGATCGTGCCACACCTGATAGAGGTTCGCCGGGTAGTTGGCGGGCAGCGAAGGGTTGCTGTCGTAGCGCAGCCACGTCTGGGTGCCGACCGACTGGCCGTATTCGTGCGGGCTGTAGGCGAGCTTGTTGGGAACGGTGAGCACGACGGGGCGCGTGGCAACGCCGGCGAGCTGGCCGCCCCACCAATAGAAGTCGTCCGCGACCGAACCCACGCCCTCCACGAAGATGATCCAGTGCGGCGCGATCGTGTGGATATGGTTGCCGCACGTCTCGGCGAGGCCCGCCCAGGTTGCCCAATCGAGATCGTGCGGCTCGTTGTGGACGTCGGCGCCGATGACGTTCGGCGCGCTCTTGTAGCGGTTGGCGACGAGTGCCCACGTGGCGAGCCAGTTGGCCTGGCTGTAGCTGCCGTCGGTCGGCGCGCCGTCGGCGCCGTCGCCAGCCGCGCGGCGGTGGTGGTCGAAGACGATGTAGAGGCCCTTCGTCTCCGCATAGGCGACGATGAGATCCATCGCTTCGAACGGGGTGACGTAGGTGTAGCCGGTGGCCGCCGTGCCGCTGACGATGAAGGCGAGGTTCTCGGCGAACTCGTCGGAGACGCCATTGATCTTGGAGCTGCTCTTGAACGTGTCGCCCGAGAACGGCACGCGGATGCAGTTGAAGCCCCAAGCCGCGATCTTGTCGATCAGGATCTTGTAGCCGTTCGCCCAGATCCCGTGCGGGAAGTTGTTGGTGCTCTCGGCGCCGAACCAGTTGATCGAGCGCAGGCGCACCACATCGCCGTTCGCCTTGACGAACTGGTTCCCCGACGTGCTGAGCGCCCCCAGCGCGGGCAGGACGGGCGCTGCCGTCCCGGTGCCGGCAAGAGTGCTGGTTACGTCGCCCACGTCGGTTTCGACGGTTAGCGTGCCGGCGGTGGAGCCCTCGGCCTTGGGGGCGTGCGTGACCGTGATCGAGCACGAGGCGCCGGGCTCGAGGCTGGCACCGCACGTATTGGTCTGGGTGAAGCCTGCCGAGACGGCGATAGCGTCGATCGCCAGCGCGGCCGTGCCGGTGTTGACGAGCGTCGCGACCTTAGCCGTGCTCTCGCCCACGGTGGCCGTGAGGGACAGCGCGGCGGGCGCAAGGCGGGCCACGCCCACGTCTTCGGCCGCTGACAGCTCGCCGTCGCTGACCGATGCACCCGGCACCGCGCCGGCGCTGAGCACACCGTCGCTGACCGACGCGCCGGGCAGCGCATTGGGGTTGATGCCCACGCCTACCTCGATCGGCTCGACCGTCACGTAGATCGGCGCGATGTAGTCGGCGATGCCGCGCGTCCGCATGATGAAGCGGAACAGCTTCAAGCGGCCCTGGCTGGTGGTGACGAGCGCTTGCAGGTCGTACCGCTCGTCTTCGCCGCCGTCGGTGATCCAGATGGCAACGCCCGTCGGCGCATAGCCGACCTTGGTGATAGTCAGCGGCGGGTCGGTGACAGGGCCGTAGGAGAGCTTCACGCCCGCCACGACTTCGCCCGGCTCGAGGAATCGGCCGAGCGGGATGCAGTAGTCTAGGTGATCCTCGGCACGCTGGAACAGCATCGGGGCCAGATGCGGCCCCATGTCGTGGATCTTGCGATCCTTGGCGAATGGCAGCTCGTCATCTTCGATCGGCTGGCCGAGGATGACAACGAGGCTAGAGGTATCGAGATCTTGATCTTCTGGGGGCACGCTGCTGGCCTCGAACGCTGGCGTTGAAATTGCGATCCTTGGCCGATTGGAAGATCCCGGCGTGGTAGCCGGCGAGCTGGGGATTGCTGAACGGCTGGTCTGGGATGACCAAGATCCGCGCCAGTGCTCCCGACGCGAGGGTTTCTCCCCACTGGTCGAAGAGGAAGTAGGGCAGCACGTCAGCATCCAGCGCGGGCTTGAGGAACATCGAAATGCTGAGCGTCCCCGGGCCGGCCGGCGCAAGGCGCACCGCGTTCGGCTGGGTCTGGGTGATCTGACGGGGCGGGCCGTCGCGATCGAAACGGGCATCGGCGAAGGACACGCGATCGAGGTCGCGGCCGTCGAAACTGGCCTTCTCGATCTCGAACAGCACGGCCGAGTGCGGCACGCATACGACTTCCACGTCGTGGCCCTTCACCTTGAAGCTGTCCGTCTCGCGCCAGCACCGCGTCGCTTCGCAGAACTCGCGAGCGGCCGACAACAGCGCGTCCTCTGCGGTCGGGTCCGGGCAGGCCGTCGCGTGCGGAAGGATGAAGCGCAGGAAGTCGGTTAGCTCGCGCATTATGCGTCGCCGCTCGCGGTGGCCTTAATGCCGGCCGTGAAGTTGGGCGATTTGAGCATTTCCATGTTCGCCTTAATGCCCAGGGCATTGGCAAACTGCTGGAAGTGAAGCTGCGCGCGCTGGGTGTTGCCCGCGTACTGCGCATCCTTGGCGTAGGCGCGGTAGCAGATCCAATCCACCATGGCGGTGACGTAGATATCGTCGAGCCCGATCGGCAGCGCATAGGAGCCAATGTCGTTTGGGTCGGCATCGGCGGCGATCGCAATGTCGCCGGGCGTGATCGCGACCACCACCTCCATCTGGCCGGTGCCGTCGTTGCCTGGGTAGACGTAGAAGCTCTTGCGATCGTCCTCGTCGAACGTCACGTGGCGCGCCTCTTTCTTGAAGCGGTTGGTGCGCCCGTCGTGCCAGTCGCGGTGCTGGGCATCGAGGATCGAGCGCGCCACGGGGCTGACAGCCTGACCGCCTACACGGCGGCCATCAGTGTCCACGGAACGGATATTGCGAACCACGCGAATAAGCGCGGTCGCGTCGCCGGGGATGGCCTGATAGGTGCCTTCCACCAGCGCAATGACGCGGTTGTCGCTCTTCGCGCTCGGCTTGTTGAGCACGATATCGCGCTGGGCGTCGATCAGCCAACGCAGCAGCTCAGGGAGCGGCCAGCGCACGCTGTCCTCGTCTTGGAGGAGCGTGCGTGCGCGTGCGATGACTTCCGACGCCAGCGCCATCAGCCCTTGGCCTTCTCTGCCGCGATCGCGTCGCGGATCTTCTCGGCCGACCATTTGCCGTTGGGCCGGTGGCCCATCAGCTCGTCGTACTCCTTGGCGAGGGCCTCACGGTCCAGCTCGCCGGCCGGCGGGGTGGCGTCCCCGCCGGCACCTTTGCCGTCATCGTCTTCGCCATCGGCATCGTCGCCGCCGTCGTCGGCCTCATCGCCAGCGCCCTCGGGCGGGGTGGCGCCGGCGCTTCCCGCAGCGCCGGCGCCGTCACCATGCGCGTCCGCCCCGCTGGCACGCTCAACAGCGGTGCCCGCGTCATGGTGATTCTCGGTCGGGAGGATGGTGTTGTCCGCCGGCGCCCGGGGAGAGAGAGCGGGCGCCGGCGGTGTCCCAAGGTGCGACCCGAGGGCAAACGGAGAGAACTCAGAGGGGAGCGCGTAGCCGTCCATGCTCGCCTCGCCAATTGCGATCTTGTCGATCAGCAGCACGTATTCCTCAACCTCGTCCTTGAGGTCGGGAATGGCGCTGGCCCAATGGGCGAAGGCTTGGAGATCCTGCGGGCCTCGCACGATGAAGAACGGGCCCTCGATCTCGTCTGCGATCGCGCTGGCGTCGCCGATCGTGGCAACGGCGGTGCCGTCGGCCGAGCGGAAGGCGTCGCGGTTGGCGAGAAGCAGCGCGGCATGGCCCTGATCGGTCACTTCGGCCACGTGGCGGCCTTCGCTGTCGGGCTGGAAATGGTAGGTCGCGGCGGACAGGCCGACGCCCAAGGTGATCTTCGTGCCTTTCGGGCGCTTGATGAGCGATTCAATGAGCAAGGGTGCTCTCCTCGTGCAGGTGCGGGAAATCAGCGGGAGGCAACCGGGCCGGCGCCCCCCGCTGGCGGGGCTCAGTGCCGGTAGAGCAAGATCAGCGTCAGCTTCTTCGTCGCGTCTGCGGCGATGGCTGCGCTGAACTTGAGGCCGATGCCCCTATCCTGATCGATCGCCTTCACGGCGTAGGCGGTCGCCTTGTCCGGGCGCGCGACGGCATTGAGTGCCGTGGCGGCCGCGAACAGCTCGGTGCCGGCATCGCGGGTGGCGTCGTCGCTGCCCATTTCGCCCGTCATGATGCCGCCCGAAGCGGTGACGGCCGCGAAGTCACCTTCGGGAATCAGCTTGTAATCGACGACTTCCGCGAACGCAGGCAGCACGCCCAGCTCGAGGATCGCGCCGGCGGCAATGCCGGCGGCGAGCACGTGCGTGAACTTCGCCGCGTGAACCGCGCCGGCAGTCTGCGGGCGCGGGGTTGCGACGGTGCCCAGGGCAGCGCGGGAGTGGAGGATGGTTGCCATTTCCGTTGCTCCTTACTGGCCGGCCGTGGGGTTGCGGGCGTAGGTGTCGAGAGCCATCGCGCCGAAGTCGCGGTTGTTGAACCGGGTCTTCTTCACGCCGATGATGGTGCCTGCGACAACGGTGGGTTCGTTGTCGTAGTCGTCCATCTCCTCCTTCCACGTGTAGCGGAGGCCGCCGGCGGTGCCGTAAGCCACGACACCGGCCTGTCGGCCGAGGAACATGGCACGGGCTGCGGGCAGATTGGCGCCGACGCCGTAGTCATTGAACCGGATCGCCGACTCGTGGCTGTGCAGCACCGCATTGTTGATCATGCCCAGGCCGCCCTTGAAGATGGGCGAATTGCGGCCCTCCGCCGTCGCGGCCGCCTTCTGGATCTCGAGCCAGCCGGCATTGCCCGTTTCGGTGCGGAGCGAGTGCTCCTGAAACGGCGACATGAGGACGACGTAGTGCTTCTCGCCGTTGATATCGACGGGCAGCATGTTCGCGGTCTTGGGGTCGAGGGCGCGCATCATGCGTGCCTGCACCGTGGCGCGTTCGATCAGGTCGCGCGACATGCCGTCGTCAGCCGTGATCGTGGCCTTGCTGATCGCATCGCCGCCGAACAGGATATGCTGCGCGTCGGGAGCCTGGATCGGATTGTTGGCGTGGCCCGTCCAATCCGCGTCTTCGATGAAGTCCTCGTTGATGCCGCGTGCGCCGGACAGGTAGATGAAGTTCATCTCGTCCACGTACTGCGACCAGTAGTCGGACAGACGATCCTTGGCGACGTTGCGCAGGTTGTGAACCGTGCGCTTGCGCGTCATGCGGCCGCCAGCCGACACGGCGTGACGGGTCTGATCGATCGCCACTTCGTCCGTGTAGAACTTGAGGTTCTCTTCCTTGCCCTTCACGCGGTTGTCGCCCTGGGTGGGCTTGCCACGGAGCTGGACCGAAAGGTCATAGCTGATGTTGTCGCCAGCATCGGAATCCAGCTCGGTCTTCTGCTGGATGATGTTGTTTTCGCCTTCGCCGACGAACTTGCGCGAGAAGTAGCTCTTCTTCGCGGTATCGAGAAAGAGCTTACCGCTCCATTTCTTCTGCGACTTCTTGTCGCCGAAGGGGATCACAGTTGGCATTTGAGTGTCCTCGTGGAGATGAATCCGCAAAGAGCACTCATGCGCTGATGCCGGGCGATTTTGCCCGATCGGTCAGCAGGTTGCAACCTGCTATCAGCCACCAAGGCAGCCTACACATTGAGCTACAACCGTAGCCCTGATGTGTAGGCTGCCCATTAAAGACTCACAGGGACGTCAGACAAGTTCAACTTTGTCGGCCCACGTGCGACCGTCGTGGCTTGACCAAATATCATATCTGACGGTCTTCCCGTCACACATGTCACGCCAAAGAGAAGTAGCTAGTCCGCTCCGGGCAACGTATGTATCGACATCGAACGTGTCTCTCAAAAAGCCGTAACGGTCCGTCCGCCCGCTTTCCTTCAAATGGCCAGACCGATCGTATAGTACGCCGTCATCGACGGAGCCCTCACCCTTATAAGAAACGAAAGCAGACCCTTCAACAAGACTACGACATGTCTTCAAAAGACTTTCTAGAAGGTTCTTATCTATCGCTACGCTAAAATTCCTCGCTGCCTCAATAGTGGGATAAACCTTAACAAGATGACTCGCGAAGGTATCGTCTATGAGTTCAGGTTCAATTTTGGCCAGAAATTCATGAAGGTTCGCGAGAGCTCGATAAGCTCCTTTCGGATCTCCAGAACTATTGAGGTAATCAGCCTTTCTGATAAAAAGCTGCGCCTGAAGATCGTGTACTATCACTTCATCTTTGAAAGTCGTCAGATCTGTGCCCCAAGCCCTGTCGATAAGTATTTGCGCGGCATCAAAATCGTAAAGGAAAAAGTTAGCCCTAGCTGCCTCTCGCAACACTGAATTGCTATTCGGATCGATTGCAAGAGCCTTGAGAAACTCGTCTCTTGCGGCCATGAAATCGCCGTAGCTTCGCAATAGAAAACCACCATAAAAATAATGCAATTGCGGCTGTCCATTCGCCAGATCGAAGGCAGCTTCGTATTCTTGGTTAGCGCCTAAAATGTCACCCTGACGGTAGGAAATAAATGCCGATATGCGGTATACCTCAAAATAATCAGGATTCGTTATCTTCAACTCGTTGATAACTTTCGATGCTTCGTCGAAGCGACGCTTGAAAGCTAATCCGATCGCGTGCCGTAGTCGTCTCACAGCAACCGCCTCCGTGGGAGATCGAACCGTAAAGACGTTGAGGTCATATTTGTTGCGAAACTCGCCGCCGCGTTCCGATTGATACGCTGACGCCACACCCCGGTAACGACCTAAGATTGCTTCAGAATCACGAGGAATTATTTTCAGAACTCTCGTGACATAGCTGCGAGCGAAAGGCTTGACCCTGTAAAGCCTCTCAAACTCACTTCCCTTCACACGCTCAATGATGCCAAATTTATTGATTTCTGCGATTGCTGCTTCAACTTCCGCTGGCTCAATTTGACCGATATGTTGAAGTATCATCACAGAGAGTGGCTGCGGAATCACAGCCATCACAGCAAGCACGTTTTTGCTCGTCGAAGTCAAACGCTCAAAGACATTTTCCATGCAGAAAGCGAGTGCAATTGACGGGTTCGCAGTGATCTTTGCCGGCTCTAGGCCCGTAGCCACACCGAGCGCGAACCACTTAATCAAAAGTGGCTTATGGGCAAGTCTACTAAGATGACGCTTGAGTACATCGTCCCCCTCCTTTCGCAAAGTGGACACGTCGTATGCTTCAATTAGACGACGAAGATACGCAAGCGCTTCCGCTTCTGAAAATTCCGGAACGTTAACCGACAAATCGCTCCCCAACGGAACACGAGACGTAAACAATATCTTGCTTTGCCCTGGAACTTCGGCAGCGAATTCTATTAATGCATCATCTAGAACCGTTTCCAGATTGTCTATAATTAGGAGCACCTTATTCTGCTCCAACAGATTCCGCACCCTGCTAATCGGATCCCCTTCGCCAGCTTGGAATTGCTCGGATACTTCTTCAAAAATACCCAGCGAAGAGGTTATTGCGCCTTCAATTCGCTTCACTTCCGACACAGTCAGTCGATTCGTTTTTGCCGACACCCAAACGAAAGCGTCGAAATCGTGATCGTTTGACTGTAGAAGCCCGTATAATGTCTGCAAAGTGAGAGCAGTTTTGCCATTCCCTCCGTCACCTAGAACAGTAACAACCGGGTGCCGCCCTTTAATTTTCCGTATAAGGTCTTGCTCGAGTTTAGAACGGGGCAAAAATCCGGTGTCGTCGTAGTCGGGCACCGGAAGATTGTGGAGAATTTCCCCAGAAATATCTTCGTCGAGGAGCTTCACCGTAAGGCTCAATAGGGCCTCCGGATCATTTCCATACTTTCTGTAAGTTGCGTTCAGACTCGGCCAGTAGGAGGGGGAATTTAAAAAATCTTGAGCTAGAGAAAATCCGAATGCGTACTGCTCGATTGTAAGAGGCCTACCATGCATCGTGGCGTTACGAACGGGAATGGCCTTCTCGAACATCGGCAGTTTCTTCGTAAAATATGTCTTGGCGCTTTGATCCAATCGTTCCTTATGACGCATCAAGACTGAATACTTTTCGCCGAGATCAAGGCCCATAAGCAGGTCAATATCTGCGGCTCGATTCATGTCCTCGTCACGACGCTGGAGGCGAGCACGGGCTTTGACCCGTTCTTCGTCGGAGAGAATATTTGGACAATCATAGCTACACGCAGCCGCGACTTTTGCTGCCAAGTCACGCTCAATCGCGTCGAAAAAAATGAAAAGCGCGACGCGCTGATAACTTGCCATTAAATCCCCCATTCGCTTGAGCCGTCTAGTTGCAACAACCCGTTGGAGGTTGCAACCAGACTAGCGTGCATAAACGTGAGGCTGAGATCTGCCTGGCATGAGAGCATCTGTACCGATGCCGACCGATCAAGGCGCCTTAACGAGCTGTTCCGATCAGCAAAAAAACCACCGAGCTCAGCGGATTTCAGCTGTTTTTGACACGGGCGGCAAGCGTTTGATCTTCAGTGTAGGATCAGCTCGGATCGCAATGCGCGCGAGCTGCCCTGATTTCTTCTCGAGGGACAACACGATGCCGTCGCCGATGGCGAAGCTCTCGCCTACGCGAATGTCGAGTTTGAGCATGATCCCCTGCTATTCCTTCAAATGGCGAACCGCTTACGGGCGGCTCAGATAGTCCTGCTGATCGGCTTCGGAGAGCTTGCTCAGGGCGGCCTCGAACTCGAGGTTCTTCCCCGCGTTCAACATCGCGTCGAGGTGCGAGAACTTGCTGTCGTCGCTGTCGCTCATGTCGGCGGCGGGGACATTGTGCAGCGTCGGCGGGATCTCCGCGCGCGGCTTGGGCATTAGCTTCGGCTTGGGGGTGTCGCCCTTGCCGGCTGGGTCTGCCGCCTTGCCTTGGGCAGGGATTCCCATGTCCTCACGCCAGAGGTCGCGAGCCTTTTCGAGCTGCTTGCGGTTGGAGAGCGTGGCATTCTCCGGGGCGCCGGTGACGCGGCGCACCACGGCGTCGAACGATTCCAAACGGGTCTGGTTGGCCTTCAGCTCCGGGTTGCGCTCGAGGAACTTGCCGACGTCGCCATACCACTTCTCGGTAACGGCCGTGTCGTCGGCGGTCTGGCGCTCGAGGGCGCCGGTCAGCTTGTGCTGTTCGGCCTCGAGCTTCTTGTTCGCCTCGAGGAACTCCTTGGTGGTGATCTCCCCGTCGTCGAGTTTCGCCGCCAGTTCCTCCTGCTCGGTGCCGATCGCGTCGATACGGGTCTGGCTCTGGGCCGCGTCGATGCGCTCGGCGGCACGAGCCGGCTGGGAGCCGGTATCGTCGTCGTCGTCGTCGTCGTCGTCGTCGTCACCGGCCGCACCATCGTCGCCAGCGCCAGCCGCACCGGCATCGCCGCTGCGGGCATCGCCAGCGGCGCCCGCGCCGTCGTCGCCATCATCGCCATCATCGCCGTCGCCGCCGTCGTCGCCATCATCGCCGTCGCCGGCACCGTCGTCGCCGACGCCGGCACCGTCTTCGCCGGCCTCGTCGTCGAACTCGCCGGATTCGAGGCCCGCGCGCTCTTCCTCGGTGAGCAATTCCAGCTCGCTCGCGCTTAAGCCGTGTCCCTGTCCGTCACTCATCGTACTGTGCCTTTCTGCTGAAAATCAGGCGCCGGGCTGCGGTGCCTGTTGGGGTTCTTCGGGGGGCTGCCCTGGCTGGGCCTGTTCCTGGGCTTGCTGTTCGGCGGCTTGTTCCTCGGCGGCGGCCTGCTGCTCGCCCTGCATGATGCCGGCCTGCCGGGCGTCCTCCTCCTGCTCGGTGCGCGACTGGAAGCCGGATTCGTGCAAGATCTGGTCGGCCACCGGCACGACGGAGGGGGCGCCGAGCATGACCATGGCGGCTTCCAGCGCATCGCGGGTCGCCTGCACGTTGCCGCTGGCGATCGCGGTCATGGCACGCTGCATTTCGGCGCTGGCGCGCTGGGCCTGCGCAGCCTTGAGCTGTGCGCCGGCCTGCTTGTCGGCGATCGTGGCCTCTAGCAGGGCGTCCTGCCGCTGCTGCTGAATCTGCTGGGCCTTGGCCTTCTCGACCTCTTCAGGCGTCAGCTCCTCGGCATCGGGGTCGCGCATACCCGTGATCTGGCGAATGCGCTTCACCAGCTCGTCGCGCTGGGGCACGTCCATGCCTTCCACCACGAGATCGATCATCACCAGGGCAACCTGCGGGTTGACCGGGGCAAGCTGGGTAAGGAGCTGCAACAGCTCCTCAGTCTGCGCTTGCCGGACTGACGCGCGCCAATCCTGCTCGCTGATGATGAAATCCGCCTTGGTGCGGATGATATCGTTCTCGGGCAGGCCGTCGTTGACGGTGACATACTCGGGCGTGCCGCGCATGTTGGTGATGCGGAACTCTTTCTGTTCCGGCATGTGCTGCTCGACATTGGCGAGCTGCTTTTCACCCTGGATCTGGGCCGCGAACCGCAGGTTGTCGAAGATGCCGGCCGTCGCCATCGCACCCTGTTCCTGCCGGCGCCCGATCGCGAGGCCAGACGTGGCATTGGTGGAGCGGCCAAGGTTCTCATCCGTCACACCCGACTGCTGCTGGATCATCATGATCGAGCGGCTCATGAAGTCGAGATGCGCCGGCGCAAGCTCGCGCTCGGCGTTGATGACCAGCTCCTTGCCGGGCTTCTTGACGATGATCGCGTCGGGGCGGGAGACTTCCTCGGCGAACTCGTCGAGATCCGGCACCGCGCCTTCGTCCATGATGGTCTTATTGGACGAGAGGATAGCCAGGGCCTTGGACGCGCGCTTGTTGATGTCGCGCTGAATGCCCTTCATCCCCCGGATCATGCCGTAGGGCATCCCGTCGGAGCCGCGCCGGTAGCACCAGATGGGCGTGAACGGGAAACGGTTGTGCCGGTAGGGGCTCGGTCCCACGTAGAGCAAGGCGTTCGCCGTCATGATCGCCACGTGCATCTGCATCATGACCTTCTCGACGATCAGCGCTTTGCCGGACTGCACCTGCTCTAGGTGCGGATCGAAGTTGGGATCGTAGATTTCGCCCTTGAACTCGCCGCCGCGCAGGCGCTTGACCTTCACCGGCTGGCGGAACCAGCATTCGATCGCCCGGAAGCGCTGCCGGTGCATCAGCACGGAATCGAGCGTGCCCTCCGAGAGGGCATCCTCGAGGCTGTCCATGGCCTCGTCGCCGTTGATCCAGTCGGCGCCGAAGCTGCCGGCGTCGCGGCACGCCTCTTGGAGCTGGGTCAGGCGATTGGCGAACATGGCGGAGCCGACGTCGAGGTCTAGCCACTTGGTGCGGAACACATATCGCGCGTCGGACAGATCCAGCTCGGTGCCGGCGCTGTCCCACAGCATGTTCCGCCAGCTCTCGTAGCGGGAATAGAGCGGCTCGCCGTCGTCCTCGTCCTGAATGCCGTCCTCAAGCCAGCCGATGCCGACCTTAGTGCAGTCCTCGAACGCGCGCGATCGGTGGAACGGGGTACGGTTGACGTCGGAGAGGTACTTGAGGATCTGGGTCTTGCGCTCGGCTGGCTTGGCGGCCTCCTTGCGGCGGGGCAACACGCGGAAGTCGGTGCGGCTGCGCTTTTCGGTGCCGATCACCCAATTGATGGTGGTCGAGACAACGTTGTAGATCAGCGCCTCTTGCCCGCGCTCCTCAAGGATCTGCTTTTCCTCGGCCGTCCAGTGCTCGTTGTCGTAGATCCGCTCGTCTTCGGCCATTTCGGCGCGGTTGGCGCCCTGGCGTTCCAGCTCGCGCTGATAGAACCCCATCAGCTTGCGGTGGAGCTGGATGCCGGTCACGCTGTCGAGGTCGCCCCCGGGCGTTCTCGTGCGGGGCACGGGCAGGATGTTGTTGCTGTCGGGATAGAGGCGCTCTTCGGGGTTGTGCTTGCGCACCGCCCCGAACTGGATGCCCATGGGTGGGGTACCATCATCAAACACGGTCAGTCACCTCGGTGTGGTGCTCTTTGCCGTTGCTATCGATGCGGATGGCATCCGCTACGACCTCACGTTCAAAGGGCGCTGGTGGGATTGAGAGGAGGTCGCCGATGTGGTCGCGGATGATCGACGTGATGCGGATGCACGTCATCGGGTCCGGCTCGAGGCGGAGGTGCTTGCAGAAAATGTGCGATGTGCGGGCGCAATGGGCGCCGTCGCCGATCGCTTCCGACCACATCCACGCGGTCGATTGCGGAACGACGCAAGGGGTCACGTTCTCGTGGCCTTCGATAAAGGCCGGCACGAGCACAAGCACAGGGTCCAGCCGATCGCCGAACCACGTCATGAACACGTCGAGGTCGCCGTGCCGCTGGCGAGAATGATAGCGGGTAAGGTCGAGGGCAAATTGCCGAGAGGCCATGTCAGGACACCATTGCTGAGCCGCGCCGCCCAGCGCGCTTGGGGCGGGAGCCGGAGGGAGTTGCGGGTTCGGACCATCCCTGCGCGAACTGGCGGAAGGCATCGGCGCCTTCGCTGTTGTCGTCGTGGCGGGGTGTGGGTTTCCAGACGCCAAGGCGCGCGTCGCGCTCCTTGCGGTAGTTTTGCAGGCGGGTGATGCCCTGGGCACAGGCCGTCTCGTCGAACCAGCACTGGCCGAACATGTTGCGCACGAGCTGGATGCCGTGGGTTATGTCGGCGACGCGGGGCACGATCTCGAACCGCCACGTTGGGCGCAGCTCCTCGAGCATGGTGATCGGCTTGGCGACGACGGTGCCGAGCTGGCGTTCATGGCCCGCGTCGTGCGGGAGGTAGTGGGTGCCCCAGAGCACGCCGAACTTTTCCAGCTCCTTGACGTACCACTCGAACGGCTCGCCCCAGCCTTCCACGAACCCCACGAACCGATGCTCGAGGCCGATGCGCTGGTGGAGCCAGATGGCGGTGCCGTCGCGGTTGCCGATATCCCAGAACGTGTTGACCGGCACATGGCTGACCAGCGGCACAGTGCCGATGCGGCCGGACTTGCGCGCGGCGGCGAGCTGCACGGCGTAGTAGGTGCCCTCGCTCGATTGCTGGAAGGCTTCCTTCGGCGTGGAGGGGTACTCCTGCCACATCTTCTCGGGATCGCCGGCGAAGTCGCTATCGCGCGTCGCGATGTACCAAGCCCGCTGATGCAGCGTGATCGTGGTCTTGGCGGCGGCCTCCACGGTATCGAAATACTCGTGATCCTTCGCCGTGATGATGACCCCAGCCGGGTCCATCTGGTACTCGAGGTTCTTCCACCACGCATAGAAGTGGAACCGCCACTCGCGCCGGGTCAGCGGCCGGTCGATCTGCGCACGGTTCTCCGCCCGGGTTGTCATGGCGTGGAACTCGCCGCCCTGGCCCTCGGCCGTGCTCTCGATGATGGCGATGCCAGTCTGCGGCACGGCTGGCAGCGAGCCGGTGACGACTTCCTTCGCCTTGTCCGGGTACTTGGCGCAGATCTTGCCGAACTCGGACACCAGCAGGCGGTGGATCGTGCCCGATCGCATGGACGTGGCGACGCGGATCGAGCTGTTGTTGTGCGCGAACAGCAGCTCCTTGGCACTGTCACGGCCCAGCGGCATCTCTGCGCGCAAAGCGTCGGGCAGATTGTCGTAGGCGAACCGCACCTTGTCGCGGAAAATGTTCTCCGCCGCATCCTTGTCGTGGGCGACAATGCCGCACCGCTGGTTGGCGTTGAACAGCGCGTGGTCGAGCCAGAGGATGGCGACGAGCGTGGTAAAGCCGAGCTGGCGGGCCTTGAGGATGAGGTTGCGGAACCAGAGCCGCCGGATCAGGCGGATCTGCGCCCGGTTCGGCCGGAACGGCAAGACCTGCATTTCGTCAGAGTCTTCGTCGTCCTCCTTGACCATGATCTTGTAGAGCTGGCCCGAACACACGCGCCACATCGGATCGTCGAGGCAAGCGGCAAGCTCCTCGTCCGTCGTGGGCACAAATGAAGGGTCAATGCCCGCCATCAGTCGTCGTCGTCGTCGGCTTCGGGCGTCTCAACGGGCGTGAGCGCGCTCTTGCGGCTGGCCATGTCGGCCAGCAGCATGTGAACCGGGTTCTCGGGGGTGCCGAGCGGGGTGGCGTCTTTGGCGTAGCCCATCATGCGGACGATCGAATCCAGCGCCGCGCGCTTGTCGCTCCACTTGATCTTGGTGGTTCGGCCGATCGCGATGCGCCGTTTCGCCCGGCGCTTGAGCTTGCCGCCGTGAGCCTGGGCCTCAAGCTCCTCCTCGGCCGGCAGATCCGCGTATTCCTCTTCCACCTCGAGCTGCACCAGCGCGGCGGCGGAGGAATCGTCCATTTCCTCGGGGTGCTTGAGCGATCCGTCTTCGCGGAAGAAGCGGCGCGGATCGGAGAACGCGATCTTGGCATACTCGGCCAGCACGCTTTCCTTGCTGACGGACAGCCGCGCGGCCTCGGCCTGCCGGTGCTCCTCGATCGCGGTCGCCACGGCTGGCTGCTTGAGGAGACGTGAGGCGGCCGTGCGTGCTGCCTGTCCGCTCGCCCGATAGCCGGCACGCTCATAGGCGGCCGTGGCGTTGCGGGGGAACACGCTCAGGTATTCGAGGACGAACCGTTCCTGTTGTTCCGATATCCGGGGCTTGCGGGCCTTTTTCGGGGCCCGTGCGCCCTTCGATCGGGAAGCCTTCGTAGGCTTTTTTCGATCCGCCATCTGTCCGTTCTGCGCTTGAGTGCCGCCCAATTTTCGCGCGGCGGTATGCACTTATGCAAGCAATAACAGAAGGTTGTGCAATATTTCGTGCAAATCACATGAGATTAAGACGTTAAGCTATTGATTTTGCTATACTCGCCACATCGATAACCGGCCGGATTGTGAACACGAATAACGCGTGATAGGCGCGGATGGCACGGCCAACCCATCGGGAGACGGGAGTGCATCAATTTATGTTGCGCGAATAACAGCCGGTTTGATGGAAGGATGGCTCAAGATGGTTCAGGCGATCATAATTAATTCAGAGGCTTGAAAAAGAGGATGTAGACTTAGTGAGTATGTTTAAAGGTGGTGCTTTCCGATAAAATTCCGCGTCATCCGCTGGGAGGTTCTTGGAAATGACGCCAATTCGTCCTGCTTCGATTGTGTTGTTAGCTGTTTTTTCTGTTTCATGCTCGAACAAGGCGCCTGAAAACGACAAACAGCCAACGTCGCATGATAGCCAATCCAAACCGTCGAGCATCCCAGCGCATGTGGCGACAGCAGGCACGGGTGATTCATACTCCAGCCGACCGTGCGTGACCTCGGACAATCCATCGATTCCAGACCGATCAATTACCTGCTCAATTTGTTACGGAGCGCCAGAGCACGGAGCCAAATACCAAAATATGATCTGCCGTGACGGCAAGATTCAGCGTGTCGGAGCGTGCAAATTCCCAACGTCTGGATCATGCGAACATCCACGACAGGTGATCTGCGATCCGTATCGTAGCAAGGATCATGACCCAGATGGTTCGCGGATCGCATTCCTCGGCGAGACAGTGTGCTTCGCTATCGGCGGCGGAAATTATCAACTAGCCAAATGTGTTGGCGATGGGAGCTTTGCAACACCGCCCGGGGTTGACGACGGAGATAGCATTGTGCGGGGCAATGACGGCCGTTGCAAAATTAAGTTCGGGCCCGCGCCGGAAGCTGGCAGAGATGATCTCTATCATTGATAATCTGATCGTGGAGACGATGTGAAAGCTGGCACGTCGCACCATTAGTGCGTCCGTTCACGTCACCCGGCGAATTACACCTTGGCTGGAGAGCGCTCTCGATTGCTCAAGAACGCTGGCAAGCTCGGCGGCCAACTCGTCGGTGAGCGTGACGAGCGGCCGCATGGCCTCCATGCGATCGGCCAGAGCCAGAAGCTCGTGATGCTTCTCCATGGCCGCATCGTACAGTGCGTTCGCCTTCTCGGCCACGCAACGGTGCGCTGTCGCGTCGGTAAGGGACCGCACGGCCAGCTTGCGCACTTCGTCAATGTCCGACTGCGGTTCGTCGTCCTGCGGCACGTTCAAGGCGATCGCGGCAAGGCTGCTCAGGGCATCAATATCGGAAGTCATCAGGTCTTTCTCGTCGAAATGGGAAGGCAACGGGGGAAGCTCAGTCGGCGCGGTCGATGCTCCATCGAAGGTCGGCGTCGGGGCCGAGCACGCTGTTCATCGCGCGATGCGCCTCAGTCTCGAACCCGTCGCGCAGGTAGTTGAACACGAACTCGGAGGGCGTCGCGATCGTCAGCGTGTCGCCGCGCACATCGAAGCGGCATCGATCGAAGAACCCGGTTCGCACGGATGCCTCGACGGTTTTAACCAGGCGCTTGCGGATCTCCTGCGCGGCCTTGCCCTCGGTGCTGGTGTCCAGCGATCGCAACGGCTCGGCCGGCGCGGCTGGCGTCGGCGCGGCTGGCGCATGCTTCACGCCGGCGCGGGCTTCGGCCATCACCCGCACCGTCGATCGGTTGATGTGGGAGATCCATGCCTCGGGCCAGTCGCGCTTGTAGCCGGCGCGGCCGCTCTCCGATCGCGCGGTGGCACGGAACGTCTCGGCTTCGGCGGCATAGGCGCCGGCCGGCCACAGGCTCGCCTTGGCCCGGGCGGCTGGTGGCAGTTCAGCGATCGGCACCGGCTCCCAATCGTCGGGAAGACGCGATTTCGTATCCCTTTTCGAAGAACCGGCATCCGCTCCCCCCTCGGGGGGGCTTAGGGGGGTTTTAGTAGATCCTTTTAAGATCTCTCCCCTGACATGAGTGTCATGCACCCCCTGACAATCCGGCGTGCCCGCCTGACAATCTGTCGTGGAGGGGTGACAATCTGTCATGGGGGTGGGTGTCAAATTGTCGTCCTCCCCCCGCGTCAATTTGTCATGGGGGACGTCGCCCCGATTTCGGCGGTTTCGCGGACCTTCCAGCGTAATTGGCGCGACCTTGCGTGCCGGTTCCGTGGTCGAAACGCCCGGCTGGCGATAGGTCGGGAAGCTGAACAGGTTCCAGCCGGTGCCGCCGTCGTCGCGCTTCGCTGCCTCCTTCACGACAAAGCCCATGCGCTCGAGCTGCTGCACGTGCCGCTGCGCCGTCCGCACTGAGATCTCCACCTCTTCGGCCAGCCGCCGCATCGATACGCGGCACGGCTCGCCCTCCGGGTTCATCCAGTTGGCAATGCCAACGAGCACGGCTTTCGTCACCGGATCTCCGGTGCGCTGCTGCCGCGCCCAATTCTCGGTTTCCCAGGACACGGCTAGATCTCCTCGATCTGCCATCCGTCGCCCTTGGGAAAGGCGAACTGGAAGGCGAACGGGAACAGGCCGGCGGCCACGCGCATCTTCACGGCCGCGTCGTCCTGCACGATCGCCTTCGCGCCTTTCACGTCGATCATCGTCAGGCACATCGTAGCGGCTGGCAGCACAGCGAAATCGACGGTCAGGAACGTCCGGGGCGCCAGCTTGAGCTTGATGCTCTCGAACGCATACCAGAGCACGTCGCCGGCGAGCTTGAGCATGTCGAGGTGCGCGGCGAACTTGGCCTCGGTCTTGTTCATGGCGCCGTCGGCCATGCGGCCGAGCGCGAAAAGGCGCTCGCGCGCCGCCAGTACGCCCGGCTGGAGCACGGACGCGGGCACTGATGCGGGTATCGGCGGCGGGGCGGTCTTGGGCGCGAACTGGTCATGCACGGCAAGGCCGCGCTGCCGCGCTCGATCAAGGAATGATTCGTCGATCGATCGGCTCACTGAGTGGCGCCTTCGTCGTCTGCAACCAGCGTCAGCCGTGGGCGGCCGTCCTCGGGGATCTCGATGGACATGGAGATACCCTTGGAGGCCAGATTCGCTTTCATCCTGGCTATGTCGCCTGCGACGCTGGGCACGAGCAGCTCGCGGCGGCCGACGTGGTTCGGCGCCGAGACGATCTCGTTCGCTTCCATGCGCTCAAGGATCTTAGACGCCATGTTCCAGCCGATCCCCAATTGCCGTTGCAGCCAACTGACCGACGGTGTTTTGTGCGTCGTCACCAGCTCGAGCGCTTTGACGTAGAGGTCATCGAACTTGTCCGACGGCGCCGCCGCCGGCATTTTCGGGTTCGGGCGGCCGTCGTGCTCGGCGAACATGTCCGCCTGGGTGTAGCTCTCGATGCCCAGCGCCGCTTTGTAGGTGTCGAGGAGCATATCCATTTCGCGCCGATCGTCGGGCTTCATCTTGAGCAGCTTGCGCAGCGCGCGCATGACCTCCACGTCGTAACCGACCGCTTTGGCCTCGGCGTAGACGGCGGAAACGTCTTGGCCGATCGCCTTCTTCTCATCTTCCAGCCGATCGATGCGCTCCATGAGGAGCCGTAGTCTGTCGTCCGTGCATTCTGCCATGTGGCCCTCCTGATTAGTTGCGGCGCCGGCCCTGTCTCAGCCGGCGCACGTCGATTTCGCTGATCCGGTACGCGCTGTTCGAGACGCGGCGCGCGATTTGCGCGTCATCCGGGTAGATCGGGATCATCTGGATCACCGCTTCGCGGGTGAACGGGCATTTGATCACGCTGCCGCGCACTCCGCTGCCAGCCGCTTGGCCTCGGCGTGCGCGGCCGTCAGACGCTCCACGGCGGTGGCGAAGTGCTTAGGGTTCTTCTCGATCCCGACGAACCGCTTGCCCGCCTTGATCGCCGCCACGCCGGTCGAGCCGGTGCCCATGAACGGATCGCAGATCGAGCGGCCCCCGCAGTTGGTGATGATCTTGGTCATCACGGCGTCCGGCTTCACCGTGGGATGGTCGAACGGGCTCTTGCCGACGGGCGTGGTGATGTGCCGTTTCTTCTCGCCCAGCGTGCCTTGCACCGGGAACTCGCTATTCCACGCGTGAATGTAGAACTCGGTATCGGGCTGGTACGACTTGTTCGCAACAGGCATCGCGTTTGACTTGTGCCACGTGCAAATCGCAAACTTCTCGAAACTGCCTGCCAAATAGGTACTCAGTTCCGGCACTTGATTATTGTGGCAGAACGAAACGACGGCGCCGCACAACAGCGCATTGATAATCGAGAGATCAAAGCCCTTGTGAAGCTCTTCCTCTTCGATTTGATCCAAATGCTTGCGCTCGGCGCGGAACTTGCCGCCACCGCTGGTTTCCATTTTGTACTGAGGGTCTAGCACCAGCACGTCGAACCAGCCGAGCGTGTGGAGGATCTTGTAGGCGTCGCCTTGGTAGAGCGTGGCGTCGCCGATTGTGACCATGCGGGTATAGAGCTTATCGGTGCGGCGGCTGGCCGAGCGGGTTGAGGCCGTCATGTGCTTCTCTCCCAAGCAATGCGGGGTGGAAGGGGATTTTGTGAAAAACGCTGTTAATCTGGCCGGAAACGGCGCCAGCATTAACTAATATGTCCGAAATCGAGACGTGAACGCCTCCAAACTGGCCGTAATTCCCATTGCTCAGGCGGATGATTTCAGAGAGAAATCGAAGCATCGGCGCTAAACGTGGCGCGATATGCCCGCCAGTGATTGGCCGGCTACCTCTCTTAGAAAGACCATCCCGTGTCGCGATCATGGAATCGTTTCCAGATAACTCCTCGGATGCACCCGGCGGCCCGTCGCTTTGTAGATGCGGTCCATCGTTCTGCGATTGGGCAAAGTCTCGCCTTTCGCAGCACGCGTGATTGTCGAGACGGAACAGCCGACTTCGGCCGCAAGTGCGGTCGCTGTCGCGCCGGGTGTCTGGAGGTATTCGGCGAGGTTCATGGATCGCGCTTTGCATCATTTGCAAGATGCAAGCAATATGCGTCTATCGATTCACGCCGTGGTCGTTTGCAAGACGCCGTGCAAGATACCGCGTCATGAGGACAAGACTTGCTGAGCACCGTCAGCGCCTGCGCCTGTCGCAGGAAGAGATGGCAGAGCGGCTTGGGTCATCGGTCAGTCAGCTTTCGCGATGGGAAACCGGAAAGAGTAATATCCCGAGCGGCAAGATGCTGGACGTAGCCAAAGCCTATAGGATTCACGTCGCGGAGATCTTCGATTTCAATGATGGCGGATACGAACTGACGCCCGACGGGCTGGAAGAGATGGTGCGGAACGCTCAGGCTGAAATGTCGGCTGGCACAACCTTTGCCGATTGGCCCAAGGCGGTTGCCAGCAGTTTGTGGGATCAGCTTAAGGCCATCGAGAGCGCTGGTGGCGTACGCTTAGAGCGCAAAGCAGATGACCAGCCGCTAAATCTCGACACCATGGGGCGCATCAAGCGCAAGTAGGCGACGGAAGAGCCTGGGTTCCCCACCGGGCTCTTTCCCCCCAAACTAACAGCTAGTTAATTATAGCTAGGGCCGCAGCAATGGCCCAATTTGATCGCAGAAGCTGAGCGAACATCGATTCATAGACGTTCTGTGCCGACGCAAGAAGAGCCATACGGTTCATTTCATGTTCGTCGTAGCACTCGCAGCCTTCCAGCCTTTCAATTTCATCTCGCCAAAACTTGATCCGCTTGGGTAGTACCGCACAACTGAGCGGGCAGACGTCGCATTGCGCCGGACAGGCCGGCTTTTTCAGAATCATCACTCTAACTTTCTCGAACGTGCGCCCCGTGGGTTAGGCCCCCTGCTTCGGGGCTCGCGATCATATTTTTGGGCCGCCCCACCGTGCATCGACGGCCGGTCAGCCATGTTTATTAACCTTCGTTTACATTCCCGTGCGGATTGGGCGAAGTTGAAGACTCGATGACAAACCCCGTTATTGCAGGATGTTAACGGAACCCGGAAAATTCGCGCAAATCGGTTGACGTGCCGGCGCCAGTGGCAGCGTCTTGCATTAGATGCAAATATTTTCCTTGCCACGTTTTGCATTAAATGAGAGATGGAGGTGCGCGCTGGGCGGTGCGCTTGCCGCAAGGCAATTCACCATGGCGCTACGGCGCCGGCAGCCAGGGGGAGAGCCATGGTTGATCTGATCTCTCTACAGGCGCCTTTCGCGTCACATGAACATAAGTGGCGTGCGCAATCGGTGGCCCGTAACGGCCGCCGCGCGCAGGCGCTTTGCTACATCGATGCCCGCACCGTGCAGACGCGCTTGGACGATGTTTGCGGCGTCGCCGGCTGGGAAAGCACGTTTAACGAGACGCCAAGCGGCCGCGTCATCGCATCTATCTCGATCGACATGGGCGCCCGCTGGGTGTCCAAGAGCGACGGCGCCGGCGCGACCGCCATGGAAGGCGAAAAGGGCGGCCTGTCGGACGCCTTCAAGCGCGCTGCCGTCATGTGGGGCATCGGGCGCTATCTCTACGCCATCCCCGCGACTTGGGCGGAATGCGACGTCGTGTGCGACGAGGCCGGCCAGCCGCGCCTGCGCAACGGCAAACCCGTATGGAAATGCTGGACGTCTCGCGGGCTCCGGGATCTCGATGCCGCTTTGCGACGTGCAATCGCGGAGGCCGGCGGCCAGCCGATCGGCGGCCGGGCGATCGCCGATCGGCGCCCCGCGCTGCTGCCTGCGCCTGATCCCACCCCCGAAGCATCGCTGCAGGCGTTCAAGGACGCGGCCGTGCTTCCCGAGAACCCGTGGCCCGAAGAGGTCGCGGCTCTGCTGCACGGCCTGCCTGACGCCATCCGGCGCGGCACCAGCATCGAATTTTGGTCCGAGCACTACAACGGCGTGCCGCGCGAGTGGCGTGCCTTCGCCTGTGCAGAAAAAGACCGCATGAAGAGGGATTTGCGCCGATGACCCAAGGCACTGCCGATCTAGAATTGATCCCGTGCGTCGTTGCGACGGACTGCGAGATCACCGCCGAGCTTTCGCCCGGCGAAGACTATCCCGCGATCGCGGCTGGCTCGACGGTTGGCCCTGACGGCCAGCCGTGGGTTATCGTCGCGATCCACAGTGCGAACGGCGGGCAGCGCCTTGCGCTCCTCAACGAGAGCGCGTGCCTCGCGTTTCTCGAAAGCATGACGACGGCGATCGCCGCGATCCGCGCCTGCGGGGACCGTTATGCGTCCGCTCACTGATTTTTCCCTCCCCCAGGGCGTGTACCCCATGCGCGCCCTCGGTCTGGTCCCGGGCGTCTACCCCATGCGCGCCGACCAATGCCCCGTGCTGGCTCTCGGGACCGAGCCAGCACACCCCCTCAAGGTGGAAACGGTGATGAAGCGTGAGTATCGCCCTGGCCTGTTGGCGCAGTGGCGCGAGATCTGTCGCGAAGCGCGCGAGGCGGGCGAACCGTCGTTCGTCGCCGGACTGGCGATCGTGCTCCTTGGCGCCGCCGCGTGGGCCGCGCTGTACGTGATGCTGCCGGGCGAGTGGATCGCACTGTGACCCAAGCCCACGCCGTCGATATCTGGACGATCACGTTCAACCCGCTCGACGTCCCCGGCAAGTATGTGGCGCGCAAGCACATGGTGCCCGGCGGCCCCGCGGACGAGCACCACATCGCCGACACCCTCGAGGCGGCGCGCGAGAAGATCCCCCCGTACATGGTCAACCTCGGCCGTGATCCGATGGATATTGCCTACATCGTGGAGGGCTGGATATGACCGCGCCCACGATCCTCGTGACCGGCCTTGGCCGCTGCGGCACGTCACTGGTGATGCAGATGCTCGACGCGGCCGGGGGGCCGACGATCGGCGCTTTCCCCGCGTTCGAGGAGCCCGCCGAGGTGGCCTTACGCGCCTATCCTGAGCGCTGGTCCAAGCTGGCGGCTGGCAAGGCGGTGAAGATCCTCAACCCGCACCTGAACCCGCCGCCCGCCCAGGGCAGCTATCGCACCATCTACCTGTCGCGCGACTTCGCCGAGCAGGCCAAGAGCACGCTCAAGTTCGCGGGCGCTGCTGCCAGCCGCGCCGATCGCCGCACCATGGAAGTGCAGCTACAGACGGAACACCGGCAGGCGCACAAGGCGCTTATCCAGCTCGGCACGGGCATGTACTTCAATCTGCCGTTCGAGGATCTCATCACGCGGCCGCTCGAATGCGCACGCGATATCGCCAGCTTCGTCTCGGCGCGCCGCGAAGTGCCGCTCGATCCGCACGTGATGGCCGCGTGCGTGAAGCCGCGTGATCCTGCCTGCCTCCCCTATTTGCTCGAGCTGGACCTTATCGCATGACCGCCCCCGCCCGCATTACCCAGGCTGACATGGACCGCGCCACCAAGGCCATCGCGACCGCCAAGATTGAGCGGGCGCGGATCATCATGGACTTGAAGGCCGGGTGCATTGAAATCATCATCGGCGAGACTGGCGGCCGCACACCCGTCGTCGCCAATCCGTGGGATAACGAGTAATGCCGCGCAAACGGATCTCGATGAACCGCTTCCTGCCGAAGTACGTAAGCCGTGGCATGAACCAGCACGGCACCGAACGCTTCGTCTTCCGCAAGAAGGGCCTGCCGACGAAATACTTCAAGTCGGCGCTCGGCAGCGAGGATTTCCTTGCCGAGTATCACCGCTTCCTCAATACAGAGGCGGAGGTCGTCGCGCCACCGATCACACGGGCGAAGCCGGGCACAGTGAACGAGCTGCTGGATCGCTACATGAGCGTCCCGGAGCGCTTGGGCCCCAGCGAAGTCACCCAGGGCAAGATCCGCGCAATCCTCGAGGATTTCCGTGAGGGCCGTGGCGAATACCCCGTCGCGATCGTCACGTTCGAAGCGATCGACAAGATCGTGGCGAAGAAGATGGTCAAGACCGGCACCGGCAATAAGACGAAAGGCGGCATCCACGCCGCTCGCAAGCTGCGCAAGGAGCTGATCCGCCTGTTCGACTTCGCTGTGAAGGCCAAGATGATCGATGCGAATCCTGTGCGCCTATCGGAGAAAGTGAAAACCCCAGCCGGCGAACGCTCGCATGGCTTCCACACGTGGACTGAGGAGGAGATCACGCGATATCGCGATCACCATCGCCTGGGCACGCGTGAACGCCTCGCGATGGAATTGATTCTCTGGACCGACCAGCGCCGCTCGGACGTCGTGAAGATGGGCAAGGCGCAGATCAAGGATGGCCGCCTGCCCGTCGAACAGGAGAAGACAGGCGAGACGCTCTGGCTTGCCGTACCGGGCCAGCTCTTAGAGGCGATCGTTGCGATGCCGCCGAAGCACACGAATCCGTTCTGCTTCCTCATCACCCTGCGCGGCAAGCCTTTCACCAAGGAGAGCTTCGGCAACTGGTTCAAGAAGGCATGTGTCGCGGCCGGACTTCCACATTGCTCCGCACACGGCCTGCGCAAGGCAACGCTGCGCCGCATGGCGGAGCTGCAAATGTCGAACAAGACGATGAAGTCGGTCAGCGGTCAGCGCAGCGATAAGACGCTGGCGAAGTACATCGAGAAGGCCGATCAGACCCGTCTCGCCGATTCGGCAATCTCGCAACTGGCCGCATGGGAGCGGTCCCTAGGCGATGGCGAAAAGAGCGATTTGATGGTGGGGGATGCGTCGTGAATGTATCACCCCGTTCCGGGGTGATACATTGGGGGGACGCTACCCCCAATGTTTCCGCCACTTCCGAGAAAGAAGTGGCTCCCCGAGTAGGATTCGAACCTACGGCCATTCGATTAACAGTCGAATGCTCTACCGCTGAGCTATCGGGGAGCAGCCTGTCAGTGTTACCACCGCCGGGCAGGAGTGCGCCTATAAAAGGGGTATTCGGGGTTGGCAAGCACTCTGTAATGAAAATGTCGAGAAAACTTTTCCACAGGCCGATGCCCGCGGTCAGACCTGGAACTGCTCCGCGAAGATGCGTTCTTCCAGCGTGAAGCCCGGGTCGAACAGCAGGGTCAGCTCCTTCTCCGCATTGGCAACGATGCGCACGGTCTTCACGTCGCGCACTTCCTTCTGGTCGGCCACGGCGGCGACGGGCCGCTTGCCGGGCTCGCGGATACGGAATTCCACTTCGGCGCTCTCGGGAAGGATCGCGCCTTTCCAGCGGCGGGGGCGGAAGGGGCTGAGCGGGGTCAACGCCAGCATCCGCGAACCCAGCGGCAGGATCGGCCCATTGGCCGACAGGTTGTAGGCCGTGGACCCGACCGGCGTGGCCACGAGCACGCCGTCGCCGACAAGCTCCTCCATCCGCACTTTGCCGTTGATCGTCACTTCCAGCTTCGCCGTCTGGCGCGTCTCGCGCAGCAGCGAGACCTCGTTGATCGCGTAATAGACGAAGCTGCGGCCATCGTGGCTGGTGGCATGCATCTGCAGCGGCCGCACCGGCACGGCATGCGCCTCGGCAATGCGATCGGCGATCGGCACCCCGTCGTGCGGGCCGTTCATCAGGAAACCCACGGTCCCGAGGTTCATGCCGTAGACGGGCTTTATCACGTCGCGGTCGAGCATTTCGTGCAGGACATGCAGCAGGAAGCCATCGCCGCCCACCACCACCAGCACCTCGGCCTCCGCCGGATCGACCCAGGCGTGCGCGCGCCGAAGCTCCGCCGCGCCATATTGGGCCTTGGCGCTGTCCGATACGATCAGTCCCAGCGTGGGTACGTCAGCCAT